CGTCGGCGATTACGGCTCTTGCGAGGGCGCGTTCTCCGGCGGTGGGTTCTCCGCCCGCGCGTCCTCCGCTTCCGCCAGGCGCACGAGTGGGCCGATTTTGTCCCGCATCGCCTGCGTCCACAGGCTGGACGGCCCCTGTATGAGATTCAGTTCCCCGTCCGTCAGCGGTTCGCGCAGGCTCAGCAGAATCGCCACCCGCGCCGCTTTCTGTTCTTTCGTCAGTTTTGTGTCCATGCTGCACTCCCAGTGTCTCTTGGCGCCCGGCGACCGCGCCGGCGACGTCAAAGTGGTCGAAGTTGTTGATGATGCCCAGGAGGAGGTCGTTCTCCTCGGCGAACACGGGCTTGATGTCGTCGAACAGCGACAACTGTTCCGCCGCGCCTTCGTCCGCCGAGTATCCTCCCGTCAACCACCACGCCTCATCAGTATACACTATCGCGTCGCCCGCGTCAACCAGGCGGCGGAGGGTGGCGGCGGTTGTCTTGTAGTCCCAGCCGCGTCCGGCGGCGTCGAGGGGGACGGACGAGCCGTCGTAGCCCATCGTGCGGTAGTAGGGCGGGTCGAAGACGGCGACGACCTCGTCCCCGTGCGGGGCGTCGGGCCAATTGGCGGCGTCGCCCGCGCGGTAGTCTATCGTTCCCCCGCGTGCCTTGAAGGCGTCGGCGGCTTCCTTCGCCCGCTTGCCGTCCGCCCGGACGGCGTCCAGCGCTTTGCGGACGCCGATGTCGTAGTAGGCGCGGGTGCGGCTTGCCGGGTCGGACTTGCCTTGGTCGGAGGAGGAGAGCATGGTGTGGGCGCAATCGAGGAACGCCATGAAGGCCGCGCGGTCGTTCGCGTCCTTGACTTCCTCCCAGAATAGCGACTCGGCGTGCGAGGCGAGGACGTTGGGCGAATTCGTCAGCGGGGTCTTTCTGTTTCCGCGCATATCCTCGACCAGGCGTTCCATGTTGCCTTCGCGGAAGAGGAGGCTCTCGGCAATGTCCGCCACCTTGCCGTCGACCTCGTGGAGGAGGCGGATTTTGGCGAGACGGTCGGGGTCGTATTCATTCACGACGAGCCGGTCGGCGTTATCGAAGTTGGTGAGCGCGTTGTAGAGTCCCCAGCACCCGCCGCCGCCGAAATAGTCCACGACGGTCTTGTAGTGGTCGCGCTCCTGTCGCGTCATGTTGACGCGGAGGGCCTGCGAGACGCGGTCGGCCATCTCGGTCTTGTTGCCTTGGAAATGCGGGAAGATGTCGCCCCAATATCGGCCTTTGGCGTCCGTCGCCTTGGGCGGATTGAAGATTCCGAGTCCGCGTCCACCCTTGTCCTGGGCGGAGGGCGTGGGGCGTTCGGCCGTCTCGTACGCGCCGCGGAGGAGGTTGTAGGCGCCCGTCTTGAGGGGCTTGCCGGTCTTTGGGTTGACGATGGCGGGCGCACCGGGCTGAGGCAAGGTCGCCGTGCCGCGCACGAAGGGGACGGGCACGAACGGCGTCTCTTTCGCCTTGGGCGCGAGAATGGCCTTCGCGGCTTCCACAGCCGCATTTTCCGTCTTTTTCTCGAGGATGGGGGCGGGCTTGGGGGCTTCCTGCAGGGCGGGCGGCGTCTGCACCGGGGTTTTTGCCTGCTCCGATTCGGGGTCGGGGGTGACGTAGGGTGCGACGGGGGAGCCGTCCGGGTGCTTCGGGGTCGTGTCGCGCTCGGCGCGCGAGAGGAGTTGGAGCGGGGTTGCGGGCGCGAAGCCCGGGAGCGCGGTCTGCGCGTCCACGGCCTGCTTGGCGGCGAGTTCGGCGTAGCGGTCTATGGCCGCGCCGAAGCGTCCGTTCTCGAGGAGGCGGGCGAGAGCCTGCTGTACGGGGGTCGCGGACGCGGAGAAGAGGTCGGTCTGCGCGAGGTGGTCGGAGAGGGTGAGCCGCGGGTTGCGGCGGGCTTCCACGCGCCAGGCGATGTACTGCAGGGCGGCTTCGCGCACGTCCGGGACGATGTCGTAGGAGGCGCGTCCGTCCTTGAGGGCGAGGAGGCGTCCGGCGGACTTCATGAGGGCGTTGAGGAGCGTGCCCGTGGAGAGTTCGTCTCCCTTTTCGAGGAGGTTGCGCACCATGGAGCGGACGCGTTCGTCGTCGCCGAAGAGGGCGGTCATGATGGCGCGTCGGACGCGCAGGGCGGCTTCCGGGGTGGGGGTGCCGTCGGCGTTCGTAAGCCCCGTCGCGCCCACGGCGTCGAGGAACGCGCCCATGAATTCGCGGTTGGAGGCGGCGAGGAGATTGCCGTTCGCGTCCGGCGCGTAGAGACGCATCAGGGCGGGGGTGATGGCGCGGGCGTCCGATTCGGCGTATTCCGCGCCGGAGCGCTCGAGCCCGCCCCAACGGTTTGAGCGTTCGGCGAAGCGGGCGAGATCGGCGTGGTTCTTGAGCCCGCCCGTGATGCGGGAAACGAGGACGGGGTTCTTCATCCCGGCGGGAGACGCGGGAATGCCCTGCTTGCGGCATTCTTCGTTTATGGCGTCCAGGTATTCGCTGTAGCGGCCTTCGCGGGCGAGTGTCTCAAGCATGCGCTTGCGGCCGTGCCCGGAGACGATGCGGAGACCGCCGCCGACGATGGGCGCGCCGTCGTCGGACTTCGTGCCGGGGAAGAGCGCGAGGGGCTGGAACGTGCCTTTGCGGGTTTTCTCCAGCACCTGCATGTCGGTGGCGACGCGGGAGCGGTCGCGCATCTGCACGGTGCGGTCGTCGGTGGATTCGACGAGGTCGGCGAGGGGGGCCCACAGGGTTTCCGTCTCCACCTTCATGGAGTAGTCGGGGGTGAAGATGGTGCGCTTGAGGTCGACGCGGCGCGGGGTGGACGCTTCGGCTTCGCGCGGGGAGGAGGAGACTTTGTCCAGCCCCTCCTGCAGGCGGTCGGCGTCCACAGACGCGTCGGTTTCTCGGGCGGGCTTCTCCTCGGACATCTCCTCGGGCTTAGCTTCCTTCTGCGGGGGCGGCGTTTCCTCGGGCGGCTTCTTCTCCTCCGCCTTCGCTTCCTGCGGCTTTTCTTCCGTCTTTGCCGTCTCCTTCTTCTCGGGGGCGGCCGCGTCATCGTCGAATTTGATGCCCGCATACTGGGAAAGTCCCGTGAAGTCGCCGCGCTGGATGGCTTCAAACGCCGTCTCGCGCGCCTGTTCGCGCCGGTTGCGGTCGTGTTGCGTCACGGGGGCGGACATGCCGTTCAGGCGGAAGACGGATTTGATGGCGTCCCAGATGCGCTCGAAGAAGCCCATGGCCGCGCGGCGCTCCTCTTCCGTCAGGCGGCGGAAGTCGTACTTGCCGCGGAGGAAGTCCACGAACCCGTCGCCCACGGCTTCCTCGTCCCAGAGTTCGTCCACGCCCTTGCGGGGCGCGCCGAAGAGGGCGGACATGGTCTTGGCGTCTTCCCCGGAGACAAGCCCGAGGTCGCGGGCAAAGCGGGAGATGGCGTGGGAATACTCGTGCGCGAGGGTGGAGTTGCCGCCGACGCGCGTGAAGGGGGAGGGGGCGTTGAGCGCACGCTTGAGCGTGACGAGCGCGTCCGCATTGTATACGACCTTGCCTTCGCCGTCCAGGATGCGGAAGTCGCCGCCTTCCTTGAGGCTGTTCATCTCGAGGTAGGCGGCTTTGTCCTCCTCGGACATGGCGAGGTACTGATTTTCGGTGACGGCGACATTCGCCTTTTGCGCGATGGGGAGGGCGGCGAACTGCTCATCCGTGAGCGTGCCGCCGTCCACGACGCCGTCCTCGCCGATTGCGCCGCGCATGGCTTCGGAGACGGAGGCGGCAAAGCCCCGCGATTCGATGTCGGGGGCGGCAGAGGAGGTTTCGACCACGAAGCTCTTCGTTTCGCCCTTGTCGCCCATGGGGATGGTGACGCGGACGACGTCCTTCGTGGGGACGGCGTCTTGGGCGGTCTGCTCCTCCTTGGCGAGGCGGTTTTTCAGGCGGGCGAGACGCTTGGCGCGTTCGGCGTACTGGCGTTCGGCTTTCCGCTTCTTGGCGTTCTGGGGCATTTCGTCGAGACGGACTTTCATGCCGGCGAGTTGGGCTTCGAGGGCGTCGACCTCGTCCGCGTTCACATGTCGCACCGTCTTGGGGGCGGGGGCGGCCGTATCGGCGACCTGCACCCTCTCCACGCGGGCGTTCGGGTTCACGAGCCTGAAGAGGCCCTCCACGTCAAATGTCGTGTCGTTGCCGATCGGGAGCGCTCCGAGTTCGCGGGCGGCGAAGTTTGCGGCCGCGTCCGAATTCGCCCACTTGGCCATGCCGATGGCGTTCTGGCGGAGATCGAGCCACTCGGCGATGACCTGCGATTCCTTCGGGGCGAGCGCGTATTTCGCCGCGATTTCGTCCATGGCGGCGATTGCGCCCGAGCCGTCCTTGACGTGGGCGTCCATGATGGACTGGCAGTCCGCGGCGAAGGCGGCGGTCTGCTTGTTCAGTTGGGCGTCCGGCGCGCCTTTCTCGGGGTCGAAGAGGGTGTTCTTGTAGGTGTTGAGCGCGTGGATTTTCGCCTGCGCCACCTCGACGAGGTCGTCGATGCCGACGGCGGCGTGCCGGGCGCCGGAGAATTTCGCGCCCGTGGAGGCGAGGGAGACGAGCCCCATGGCGCCGAGGGAGTCGACGAAGTCGGAGGCGGCCTGCCCGACGGCGGCGTCCATCGCCTTGGAGAGGTCGGCGGAGCGGAGGTATTCGCGCGTCCATCCCTCGAGCCCGCCCTGCATGCCTTCCTCGAGCGATTCCTTCACGGTCTTCTTGAGGACGTCCTTGCCGCCTTCCTTGAGGAGCGTGCCGATGCCCTGCAGTTTGCCCGCGCCCCACGCCTTCTGGAGGACGTTGCCGAGAAGGCGCTTCTTGGCGAGGTTGGAGAGTTCCTTGCCGAAAAGCCCGCCCCACTGGACTTTCTCTATGGCGGCCCACGCCGTCGCGGAGAACGCCTGGAAGAACAGGGCTTTGTCGGGGTCTTCACCCCGGAGGATGAGGTCGTTGCGGACGTCCTGGAATTGCGCGGCGACATTCCACGCGAAGCCCGCCGGGGTGGCGGACATAACCATGTAGGGGAGGGTGGAAATCGCGCCCGAGACGGAGCGGGAGAACCAGCCATAGTCGCCCGCCGCCTTGGGGGAGAGGGCGTCTTCGAGATACAGGCGTTCGCGGCGTTCGCGCAGGTACTGTTCGCGCGGCTTGGCTTCGTCGGCGAGCCGGCGGGCGCATTGGGCGTCCACGCGCTCCTTGGCGATTTCGGCGAGATCGGCGTTTGCGTAGTGCCTCGCTTCGGCTTCGCGGGCGAGTTCGCCGGAATCGAGGAGCCGCTTGTACTCGGCTCTCTCCTCGTCGTTCCAGTAGAATTTCGCCGAATCTGAGGAGGAGCGCACCGTCTCGTAGTTCGCCCGAGTGTAGGCGCGGGAGAGGGAGGCTTCCTCGAAGGTGTCTTTCGCGCCCTGCCAGAAGGATTTCACCACCGATGTGAAGGGGAGGACGACATTGTCGCGCAACCACCGGCTTTCCACATGACGGCCGTTGTCGATGAGATAGTTGAGGACGGCGGCGCGCGAGACGTCGCCGCGGATGATGCCGGCGTAGGTGTCCTCGTATTCCTTCGGGAGACCGTCGCCCGAGCGGAGCGAGGCCCGGACGAGTTCCTTCTCCTCGTCCGTGAAATGGTACGCCGCGTCCATGGCGCGGAATGCGCCCAGCCAGTTCTCGCTTTTCATCTTCGCGTTGTGGGCGTCCAGTTCCTCGTCTATCTCCTCGTCCGTCTTCTGCCGGGAGACGAGGGGGCGGTTGTCGACGATCGCGCCCGCCGCGCCTACCGTGTAGGCGGGGGCTTCCCCCTCGCGCTCCGTCACGGTGGGGTCTATCCCCGCCAGTCGCATCATTTCGGCGCGGTCGCCCGCGGCGCAGGCCTTCTCCCACGCCTTGTATTCGGGCGAGGCGATGGCGGCGTAGCCGCGCTGGGAGAGCCCGAAGAGGGCGTTTCCGTACTGCTGCGCGTTGTCGAAGCCCTTGCGGTCGCGCGTCCAGATGTCGCCGCGCGTCGTGCCCACGCCAAAGCGGTCTTGCGTCCACTTGTCGTAGAAGGCGAACGCCTTTTCTTCGTCCTTGGCGTCCCCGGAGTTGTAGAATTCGTAGAGGTCGCGGTCGAGTTCCACGCCGCGGGCGTACTTCTGTTTCGCCTGCAGGTTGTCGAGGAAGTCCAGATAGGCGTCGCGCTTGGGGGTCGCGGGGGTGTCTCCCGCGGCGGGGGTCTCGGGGGCGGGGGCTCCGGACGCGAGGCGCGACGATCCCTGATAGGAGAGCCCCTTGGGTGCCTTGGCCGTGGTTTCGTTGCCGTTCTCTTCGAATTCTTCCATGTTTGCCATCTCCTTAGCGCGTCATGTATCCCGTGTTGCGCGTGATGTTCTCCATGTCCTTGACAATCTCGCTTTCAAAGTCCAGGTTCTCGTCGATCGTGGCTTGCTGTTCCTTGCGCACCGTGCCCGAGACGATGCCGTCGAAGTACGCTTTCGTCTCCTCGACATTCTTCTTGTTGACGCGCTTCCATTCGAGCGCGACATTCATGGCGCGTATGAGGTTTGCGTAGGTGGCGGCCTGCCGACCGCTTTTGACCGTCCACTTGCGGGGCATGTCGCCGCCGCCGGGGAGCGGGGTGGAGGCGTCCACCTTGGCTGTCGGGCGCAGTTCGAAGCGGGTGGTGCCGGGGTTGTAGTGGACGGCGGAGGGGACGAGTTTGCCCGCGATGTCGAGCACGTAGGTTCGGAAGGACTGACCTTCCTCGTCCAGCGCGGGCTTGGCGACCTTGCAGAGTCCGGCGAACTGCGCACGGGTGACGAGCCCGCTCTGGAGCATCTGCTTCGCGCGGGCGAAGCGTTCTTCCGGGTTGATGTCCACCCACCTGCCGCTCGCCTCGTCGTAACAGGCGCCCGCTTCGAATTGGGCGAGGGCTGTGTTGTAGTTCTGTTCCCGGAGGACTTTCAAGCGTTCGGCTTCCGCCTTCGTCTTCGCCGCGGCGAGCGCGTCGCGCGTATTGTCCTCCTTGAAGGCGAGGGCCTGCGCCGTCTTGCGGTAGGAGAGGGCGAGTCCGGAGAGCCCCTGCGCTTCCGCCTTGTCGGCGAGGGCGTAGTAGCCGTTTGCCATGTTCCCGAAGTAGGCGGGCTGGTCGTTCTCGTCCTGGGGGACGGGGGCTTTGAATATTTCCCCCTCCTCCTTCTGGAAGGCGTCCTTCGCTCCCCTCTCCTGCAGGGACTTCTGGTAGAGGCGTTTGCGCGTCCACGTGTCGCGGGCGTTTTCGAGCTGCTTGATCGCACCCTTGCGGTAGGTTTCCATGTCGCCTTCTTCCGCCCAGTCCTTGCAGAAGTTGTAGGCGGACTTGCCGTCCGGGGTTGGGACGCGGGCGTTCGGGGGGAAGAAGGCGTCGGCGTCCGCGTTTTTGAGGTCTTCGATGCGCGACTTCCAGAGTTTTTCGGCGTTGTCGGGGTCGGCGTCCGCCTGCGTCTCGGCGTCGGTGACGAAGTTGTTCACGCCGATGTCGCACATCTTGCGGGCGTTCGCCCGGAGTATGGCGGCGCGGGCGTCTGGGTCCGCGATTTGGCGGGCGTCGAGGCTTTTCACGACCGCGGCTCCCCACTGGCTGTAGAGCGCGGGCGAGCCGTCGCCGTCCTTAAGGGTTGCGTACAGGCTCTCGAGGTTGGTGTCCGCGGCGGTGATGGCGTTCTTCTTCTGTGTGGAGAAGGCGGCCTGGGAAATGCGGTTCGCCCACTGTTCCCGGAAGGGTTCGGCGGCATTCTTGACCTCAGACTGCCACTCGTGGCTCGTGATTTCGTTGTCCTTGAGTTTCTTGTCGAGGAGTTCCCGGTACTTGTCGTTGCACTCCTCGGCCCACTTCTTGGGGTCCGAACCCATGAGTTGCATCTTGCCGGGGGTCTCGCCGTCGCCGTTCATCCAGTCGTTGAATTCGGTGCGGAGTTCGGAAAGCGCGCGGTCGTAGCGGATTTGGTGCTCGTGGTTCACCCACCAGGCGCCCGCTTTGGCGACGTCCATGAGGCCTTCGCCGATGCCGCGGATGCCGCGTGCGGTTTCCCGCGCGGCGGCGGCGTAGCCCTGCGCGGCCTGCGCCGCGCCCGTGTCGAGCATGGGGGAGCGGATCGCGCCGATTTGGTCCAGGCGCTCGCTGCGCATGCGGATGTCGATTACGCCCATTGCGCTTCCTCCTTATTTCGGCACGTTGTAGCCGAGGATGGTCTTTCCGCCGATGGAGTTGTGGATTCCGGCCGCGCCGCCGATCGCCGAGCCGACGCCGCCGATGGTCGAGCCGATCGCGCTGACCTTGCTCGCGTTGGCCTGCGCCATGCCGACCGAGTAGGCGTTCTGTCCCTGCATGCGGTAGGTTCCGGCGGAAGCCTGCAGCGAGGCTATGTTGTTCTGGTGTTCCCAGAGTTTGTTCTTCGTATTCTCGTTGATGGTGGCGATGTCGGCGAGACCTTCCTTCGTGGTCGTGCGGAGAACGTCCGCCACGGTGCCGTTGGAGTTCCCGTCCACAAGGAGTCCGTTCCCGGCGAAATTGGCGTAGTTGGAGCCGATGTCCTGCGAGAGGAGTCGCATGCGGTTGGCGGCGTCGCGCTCCCCCTGCTCCTGCGTGATGGCGGCGCGCTGGGATTCGATCTGGGCCTGCCGTTCGGCTTCGCGCGCGGAGGCTTCCGCCTGCGCCTGCTGGGCGCGCGCGGAGGCTTTCTGCGCCTGCGCGCCCTGGTAGGCGGAGACGCCGCCCGCGACCGCGCTCACGACGGTCAAGACTCCCATCGTCGCCGAAATCATGTCACACATTTTCGAGTTCCTTTCTGTCTGCCATCAAGATCGTGAACATCGCGCCGTCCACCTCCTTCTCGCAGAGGACGCGCATTTTCATGACGCGTTTGAGCCACTTGATGGACATCGGGTAGAGGTTCATGGGGCAGACAACGACCCTGTCCACCCAGGGCGGGAGGGTCTTCGCCATGGCGGCGAGGACGCGCGGGGAGAGGCGGACGAACTTCTTCTTGCGGGCGTCGACCTTGCGGGTGGAGAGAAACCAGGCGACGCGGACGGGGGCGAGCCACGTGCCGTCTGCCGGAATCAGCCAGCCGCCCGCGCCCAGCAAATCTTCCCCGTCCAGGATGGCCCACACGGGGGAGTGGCGGTCGGGTCGCCGCAGGTTGCCGCCGCCGAAGTCGTGTTCCGCCTTGTCGCCCGGGCGGAGGTCGGCTTCGATCTCGGCGAGGAGTTCGTCCGTCGCGGGGACGAGGCGCACGCCCTCGGCGAGGGCGATTTCCTTCTCGGGGGCTTCCGTCATCCGTTTCCTTTCGCCGTGGGGGGGGTGTCGGCGATTTCGACCTGGTAGGTCGTCGCCATGCGGAGGATGTTGAGGGGGGCGAAGTTCTGCGAGACGAGCGTGATTCTGCCGTCGCGGGTGTTGTTGCCGGCGAGTTTGAGCATGCAGTCGCGCGTCGCGTATTTGCCGTGTACGACATCCGCCCCTGTGTTGGAGGCGGTGGCGCGGGCGGTGTCGACGCCTTCGGCGTAGACGGTGAAGTCGCCGGAGTCGAGAATGCGCACGTCGACGCCGCGGGCGTTCTTGATTTCGGTCTGTATGGATTCCGCGCCGCCCGAGGGCTCGGGACGGACTGTCGTCATCTTCGCTTCGTACTGCCACCCCTCGTACATGTCGCTGTCGGAGTATTTGACGACGGTCTTGCCCGTAAGTCCGTAGTTGCCGTCGAATTCCGTCACGCGGTCGAGGCGCAGTTGCATGCGGCCGTCCACCTCGCCGGACTTTCTGACGGGCAGGTCGTCGCGGGCGCGCCAGAGTTCGCGCACGCCGTTTTTCTCCACGATATAGTAGGTCGCGGTCGTTCCGTTGCGGATTTCGTCCGTCGTGACCACGCTCACGGCCTTCCAGCCGTCGGCGAAGGCGTAGCGCGACCAGGCGCAGATGTTCTGCTCCTTCATGTAGACGCAGGCGGCGACGGAGCCGTCCTTGAGTGTGCACTCGATCGTGGAGTCGGGGAACTGCTTGTACGCCATGGAGACGATTTCGTTGTCCTTGAACACCCATTGCGAGAGGACGGAGATGTCGGTCGAGGCGTAGTTGTCGCTCGAAAACGAGTATTGGAGCGCGACAAGCCCCGTTTTGGCCTTGTTGACAACGATGACCTCGTCTCCTATCAGGACAGGCGGGACGTCCGCCGCGGACGTCATGTCGGAGACTTTGCGGACGGAGACGGTCTTGTGCGTGAGCGCGTTCCCGGACATGGGGGCGATCGACCAGACGGCGTTATCGCAGAAGACGAGTAGCGTATCGCGCATCTGGACGAGGTGGTGGATTTCCGCACGCTTGATGTCTGCGATTTCAAAGCCGATGGCGTCATCGTCCTGCACCGTCGTGTGCGTCGAGAAGTCGTAGAAGTCGCCCGTGCGGGAAAGCCACACGCCGTTTATCTGGTCCGGCGTATTCGCGAAGACGAGACGCTGCTGGAACATGGAAACGAAGCGAGGCGCGCTCGCATACCGTGAGAAGTTGTTTTCGTTTACGAACCTGTCGTTCGTGTCCTCGACAGGCTCGCGCGTCGCGTCCGGCTGGACGTAGTCGTCGACGAATTCGTACGCGTTCTTTTCCCCGTTCGGGGCTTCCTCGCCGCAGTCGATCGTGGCGATGTAGCCGTATGTGCCTGCGGATTTCTTGTACAGGACGATTTTGTCGGTGGATTTTATCTTGGTGCCATCGTCGAGCGTCGTTCCGATCTCCACCGTAATGGTGCAGGTATTCCCCCACGGCAGCTTGTAGGTCGCCTTCGCCGCCGTTTCGGCGGGGTAGCCTTCGACGCCGTCCCGGAAGAGCGCGGCTTTGTACGAGACGGTCTTCTTCGCGGGTTTCTCGCTGTCTTCCGTCCACTTGCCCGCGAGCGTCGTAGAGCCCATGACCGGGCGTGGGGTCGATTGGTTCCATCCCACGAGGGGTAATTCCTCCCATGTGGGCGTGGATACGCCGTAGATTCGTCCGACGACGCTTTTCATCTCTTGCCCCGTGGCGGCGTTCGTTTGTCTGAACCAGCCGAGGAGGGAATCGCCTATTTCAATGACGGATACCGGGGCGTAGCCGAGCGTGAGCGAAGAGTCCGAGCCGACGAAGCGATAGGTCGTGTTGGCGCCGAGGCGGCTGTTCACGATGAGGGCTTTGCCGCCCGGGAAGGAGTAGAGTTTGTCGTTTTCGTCCAGCGAACAGACGAAGTCCGTGCCGGTGCGTTTGGAGATGTAGCCTTGGCGGCGGACGACGAAGTTCTTGAGTTCGGACGCGCCCTGGCGGTAGCGTTCGAGGTCTTGCCGGCCCATGAGCTCGGCGTCGAGACGGCCGCCGACCCAGGAGTTCTGTATGTTCGTCCAAAGAGCCATCAGAGGGGTCTCCTGTATGCGCCGCCGTAGGGGTCGGGGTTGCACGCGGGGCAATCGTCCCACGCGTCGGAGGGTGCATTCGTCTCGGAGGTGTCGCGGAGCTTGGCGTTGGCGAGCGCGGTCTGGTAGAGCTGCTCGGAGGAGAGGGCGGCCTGTGCGCTCCCGAGGGCGCGGGCGGCGAGGGCCTTGAGGCGGAGCATGTAGAGGCTTCGCGCCTGCACGTGCCACTTCGACACGTCCTCGACATCCACGACGTAGCGGAGGGCGGCGGTTTCGCCGGAGGCGAAGATGAAGCGGTTTTCGATGCGCCACTCGAGGAGTTTGCCGGCCCTGTCGAGGACGGCGAGGAGGCGGATGGCGCGGGACGGGAGCGGGCAGACGTAGGGGAGGTGGAGGTGGGTGGCGTCCTCCTCGCGGCGCGTGCCCGGCATGGGTTCGGTGCGCGTGGCAAACGTCCACTCGTGGGCGAGGAGGACGTCCTCGCGGGCGGTCGCCTTGCAGGATTCGATGCGGGCGACGATGCTGTCGCAGGAGTAGGGGAGGTCGGTCGCGGGCTTGAAGTCCGCCACGACCGAGGAGACGACCTCCTTCGTCTCCTCGTCCTTGACGGCGGCGAGTTCGGCGTTGAGTTCGTTCGCCTTGGCGACGGCGAGTTTGGTGGCGTATTCCTGCTGGTATAGATTGACGATATTGGCGTCGAAGCCCATGACGGCGGCGAGTTTCGCGCGGGCGAGGGCTTCGTAGGGGGCTTCCCACTGCTTGCGGGCGGACTTGAACGAGGGCCTGGTATTGTCGTTCGCCCACGCTTTCAACTGGCTTTTGACTTCCCACTCCGCGGCGGGGAGTACGGCGTCCACGCGTCTCGTGTACGCTTCGTAGGCGCGCGCGAGGGCGGGGGAGTCGTTGCGGAAGGTGGCGAGAAGCTGGGAGAGGATGGGGTCGGAGATGGTCTTGAGTTTGTCGTTGAGGGCGTCCGTTTTCGCCTGCGCGAGTTTGGTGGCGTACTCCTGCTCGTAGATTTGCACGAGGTTTGCGTCAAAGCCCATGGCGGGGGCGATTTTTGCGCGTATGAGGGCTTCGCAGGGGGCTTCCCAGAGTTTCGCCGGGTTTGAGGCGTAGAGTTTCGCGTTGTCGCTCTGCCAATCCTCGTACTGGGACTTGACCTCCTTTTCGCAGATGGTGGTCGCGTTCGCGATTCTCTGCGTGTAGACGGCGTAGGAGCGCACGAGACTCGCGTCGTCGCCCTTGAAATTCATGAGGAGTTGCGCGAGGATGGGATCCGTGTTGGCGGCGAGTTTGTCGTTGAGGACGCGGATTTCGGCTTGCAGAAGTTTGTCGCGGTAGAGGGAGTCCCAGTTCTTGAGGTCTTCGACGCGTCCGCCGACGGGGACGGCGAGGGCGCGTGCGAGGGCGTAGACGAGCGCGTTGCGCATCTTGCAGGGCCACGCGCCGGGATTGTCGGCCGTCACGCCCTCGCCCCAGTCGAAGGCGTCGTAGACCTCGTTCGCGGAGGAGACGAGGGCGGTGCGCGTATTGAGCCAGTCGACCGTGGGCGTGCCGCCCGACGCGTTGTCCGTCACGGCGTCGAGGGAAGAGCCTATCTGCGCACCGTCGGGTGCGGAGTAGTCCTGCCGGAGAAGCCCGTAGGCTTCCTGCACGATATCTCTTATTGCCGCCGTATAGGTCATTTCGCCTCCAAATCTTCTTTGCCAGAATGTAGCAAAATCACGCCCGACTGTCAATCCTGGAGTGGTGTCCACTTGCCGCCGTACTCGATCGTGTAGTCGCAGTCCGGGTTCGCCCAAAGCTGGACGGCACGACCTTCGCCGATATTGAGGATGCCGAGCTTCACGCCGACGCCCCACGTGTCGAATGGGCGGACTTGCGACCATTGCCCGGCCTCGTGCCGATAGGGGGAGCCGCCGAACTTGTCGACGAAAGGCTCGTAGACGTCGTCGCGCCACTTGTACTTGCCTTTCTTGTACAGCGTCTCCTCATCGAAGATGCTGACGCTCGTCATGCCTTTCTTCTCGCCGGAGTAGGTGTCCGGGCGGTCGTCCAGCACGCTGCCGGGGTATTCGTCCGGCCGGAGCACGGGCGACCAGACTTTGACGGGGTAGTCCTGCTGCCCGGAATAGGAGCTGAAAGCCCGGAACAGGCTTATGTCCGCCGTCATCATCTCGGCGCACGCGCCTTGCATATAGTGGTCGTCGCCGTCTTCCCATTGGTGCCGCGCGAGGTCGACGGCCCATCCCTGCGGCGTCGAGAGCGTGCCGTCGTGCGCTTCCGTGTCGACCAAATCCCCGCCCAGGAGGGGGGTGCGGGGAAACCAGAACACGAGCGGGGAGCGCATGTATTCGCCGACGGCGTACGCCTTCCACCAATAGGGATTGTCGTAGTCCGGCGTCCCCGTCTCCTCGCCCGGCTCCTTTTTTATGTGCGTGTCGATGTCGCGCACTATGCCGATCCCGGGGGCTGTATTGTCCGAGAGGATGGCGACGTAGCCTGGCGTATCGTCCGCGAGGAGGTGCCTTTCGAGGTACTCCTTGGCGACCATCATGGACGGATAGGCGCGGCGGGCGTTGCCGTAGGTCGAGCCGAGGACGCATTGCGGTGGCGGGATATGGAAGGCGGACGCGGAGCCGTCGAGCCCTTGCTGGGGCTTCACGACCGTCGGATTCTCGACGAGCTCGGGTATGAGGTCTTTCGGATACTCGGTTATGTCCTCGAACTGCATGGCCGTCTCCTTTCTTTGCGCTACTCTCTCTTGTCTGACGCGGACGGCGCGGCGCCGGCAGAACCCTGCGTGGAGAAGTCGAGCGTTACGCTAGTCGCCTTCTGCTCGCGCGTGCGGTAGACGCCGAGGGCTGAGGTGTCGTTCGTGACGCATCCGCCCGCCGAAACCCTGGAGAGCGCGAGGTAGTCGCGGTTGATCCAGATTGTGGTTTTCGGGCCGGTGTAGACGGAGAAGACGGGAATCGTGTAAGTGTCCCAGTTGATGTTGCCGAGGCTCGTCGCGGTCGCCGATGAAGACACGACGCGCACGCCGGTCGGGACGCTGGAGCATCCGCCGAAGAGGAGGGAGCCGAGCGCGAGGAACGCGAGGAGCCCGATGAGCGCGAGGAAGCCGAAGGCGGCGCGGGTCATTGGGCGCTCTCCGTCTCTTTGGCGAGCTTGCCGAGGAGGTTCGCGGCGTTGTCGTCGACGCGCCACTCGGCGTAGGCGAGGCGGAACTTGTCGGCGATTTCGGCGAGTTCCTCCTTCGTCACCTGCAAGTCTTCGGCGGCGTTCGCGACCGCGGCGAGGCACATCGTGACGGCAAGGAACTGCCGACGCCACTTTTGGGGGCACCAGGACAGGAGCTTGTCCATGAGCGGGATGAGTTTGTCGAGGAATGCCACGACGGCTTTCGCCTTCTCCTTGTTCGCGTCGGAAAGGGCGGCGACGGCGTCGTTGGCGAGGTCGAGGACATAGTCGAGGACGCCCTCCTTGCCGCCGAAGAGGAACTTGATTGCGATTTTGATGTAGCTGATTTTCATTTTTCGTTTTCCTTTTCTTTTGGTTTGCTAGGACGCAAAGAGCGTCTTGACGATTGTCGCGCCGCCGCCTGCCGCGGCGATGTACTTCAAAATCTGCCAGAGACGCTTTGCTCCGGTTATGCGCTGGAACTTGGCTTCCGATTCCTCGATGAGATGCTTCACGCGCTCGGCCGTCTTCTGCTGACACTCGACCAGCGCACGGCATTGGTGCACGAGCACGGTGAGCGTCGCGTCGAGGCGAAGCGTGCGGTCTTCTATCCGGAGGGCGTCTTCCATCTCGCGGTCAAGCGCGTGTTGCATCTCGACGGTCATTACAGACCTCCGAGCGCGTCGTCCGCGACGCAGAGGGAGAGGATCTCCTCCACCTTCTCGTCGGTAAGCCCGAGTTCCGAGGCGATGGCGTCAAGCCCCTGCTTGAATTGCGCGTTGTCCTCCGTCACCACCTGCGCGATGAGGAACGCGTCCCAGAGGTCGTTCGCCTCGAGCCACGCCTTGATTTGCTTCCAGTAGCCGAGGCTTCTCGCCTGCTGGAAGAGCTTGAATTTGGAGAACGTACGCGCCTGCGTATCGTCCACCTCGATGAGGTTGCCGTTGATTCCGGCCACGGTTCTTATTGCCATAGGTATTGTCCTTTCTGATTTTGGAATACATGCGAATATTCGCGGTTGATGGCGCGGAGCCAACCACGCCGGGAAGCCATTGCGGCGAGCGCGTCTGCGCACCCCCGGCAGGCCCGCGCGAAGTCGCGCAACGTCCGATGCCAGTTGCCGCGATAGAGACGCGTCGGCCGAAGAGAGACGGCAAAGCCGCAGATGCGGACGGGGCGGGCGGCGACGGGCGCGATTTGCCAGTCGCGCTTGAGGGCGCAACCGACCCCGCGAAGCCACGCGCGGGCGGCGTCGATAGCCTTGTGGAGCGGTTTCTTGTAGCGCGAGAAGACCGTCCAGTTGTCCATGTAGACGTAGATTTTGGAGACCTCCTTGATGGAGCGCAGGAGATAGTAGAGCGGCACGAGATAGAGATTCGCAAGCGCATGGCTGAACGGATAGCCGATGGCGAGCCCATCGGGAACGGAGGCGACGACCGCGCGGAACATGTCGAGAACGCGCCTGTCCTTGAACACCGTCTCGAGCCGCGCCATGACGACGCGGTGGTCGATGTGGTGATAGAACTTGCGGATGTCGAAGTACAGGAAGTACTTGGCGTCCTTTTGCGCGTTGAGATGGACAAAGCGGGCGCACTTGCGTGCGGCGAGATGTCCGCCGTAGCCCTTGCGCGAGGAGAAGGTCTGCGTGTGGAGACGCTTCTCGACATACGGCTCGCACACGCGCCAGAGGGCGATTTGCGCGATGGCGGACGCGTAGGAGGGTATGTGCAAAATACGCTCCTTGCCGTATTCGCGTATCGTCTTCGTGCGCGGCGTGCCGATGACGCCCGCAAAGTCCGTTTCCATGCGCGCCTTGATTTCCCACGCGAGACGATAGTCGATTCCGCGGCGGAGACGGACGGGACGGCGGGCGTCGTAGTCCGCCATCGCCGCGACGATGTTGTCGTAGTCCACGATCTTCTCGTACAGGTAGCCGACGCGCTTCATGCCACTCTCCTGCTTGTGCCAGCCCTGTTCGAGGCGGCTTGCGCCGTCCTACTAACGACCGTTTCATGCACTTCTTTCACCGCGGGGAACCGAAGTTCCCGCCGTCCGCTTTGTGTGGTGTACAGTTCAGGCGCAGAGCGGAAGGGATTATTCCCTGCCAGAAAATCAGGAAGGGGCGGGCACGCCAGTTGTTGCCGTTCGCGTTCGTGAGGCCGTTCCACGTATTCGCGTAGAAGGCACCCAGCCTCGAACCGTTGTTGCGGTTGTTGCCGAGGGCGGCGAGCCACTCCGTCTGCTACCATATGTCGGCTTTATCCCTTTCTTTGTTATTGTGAAATGCTTTTGGACGCTACGCCCCTCGCTCATCGCTCGGGGCTACGAAACCTTGTGCAGGAAGGGGCGGGCACGCCAGTCGGCGCCGGACGCGTGCGTGAGGCCGGCCCACGAAGACGCGTAGAAGGCACCCAGCCCCGGACCGCCGGCGCGGTAGTCGCCGAGGGCGGCGAGATAGTACGACCGGCGCGTCACGGTCGCGGACTTCTGCACAGTGAAATGTTCCGCGTTCCACGCGCCCACCGCATGCGCCGCCGTGCACTTGTAGAGCGAGCCGCCCTGCACGACGTAGTCGCCGACCGCGTAGGCCGTCTTCTCGGAGAAGCCGAAATCGGACGGCGTCGTTTGGCGCGAAAGCCAGTCGCATGCGCCGATGTTAAGATTGTCCTGCGCCTGCTTGTCCTTCGCGGCCGGAAGATAGACGTCGCGTGCTCCGGCCGTCGTATCCGCACACTGGCGATAGTTCTGACCGTCGAGGCCGACGCCGCCCGCAATCTCGCGGTAGCCCTTCGCCTTCAACTGTCCCTCGAAGGACTGCGCGTCATCCGCGAGCGCGTAGGTCTCGTTTTCGATATTCTTTGCGCCGGGCGTCACGTCCGCCGCGTCCTGCGAATAAAGCCACGCGCCGTCCCCTGTGACGGTCGCCTTGCCGTCTGCGTCCGATGCGACCTTGCGGCGGTTGACGAGCGTCACGTCCTCGATGTACCAGCCCGTACTCGACCAAAGGCCGTCCTCGACGCCCAGGAACGAGATGCTGTTCGTGGTCGCGGCCGTGTTTACCGCGCCCGTGAATTTGCCCGCGGCGAGGACGAAGTCCGTCGCGCCGTTCGTCGTGCACTGCACATTGGTCGTGCAGATGCCGGGGAAGATGTTCTTGCTGAAATCGTTATTGTTCGCCGCGCCCTGCACGTTGACGCCAAAGTACAGATAGGCCATGTTCTGCAGAAAGCCGATTTCCGCCGTGCCCGCGATGCCCCACGTGCGGTTTGTTTCGTCCGGCGCGATTGTCACCGCCTCTTCGCCCTCGAACGACAGCGTCGCCGTCAGCTTGTTCAGGCGGCGGGCAATCGTCAGGCAGTCGTTGCGGGTGCCCGGAACGTACTGTTTTCCATTGCCCGCCTTCCACTGCGGGGCATTGACCTTCGCGCCGTCAATCGTCACCTGCGCGAGGTTGCCAATCGGATACCGGGCGATGTAGCCATGCGCACACGCGGTCGCCGCAAACGTGCCGTCAGACTGCCGCACGTACTGCTCGAAGAGCGGCAGGAGGTGGTAGTTCTCGTCCACCTGCGAATTCGCGTACCATTTGACGATGCAGACGACCTTGTTCTCCTTGAGCGTGCCGTCCGACTGCTCGATGGGCATGTTGACCTCTTCCTTCGTGGTCTTCATCCACACCGGGTCGTAGCGCATGATTTTGTTCTCGCCGACCGTCACCTTGCCGTCCGTATAAGAGAGCGTCCCGCACTTCATGTTCTTCAAGCAGTCCAGCCGCTCTTCGATCGGCACCCAGCCGTCCGTCACGATGTCCGAGATGACGCGCTTCGTCGGGGTCTTGCCGTCCGCGAAATCCCAGAGCGCGACCTCGGTAAGGGATTCGTCAATCCACGTTTTCTGCCCGGCGTCCCAGTGGCCGAACAGCGTCTTCGCCGTGCCCCCCGTCGTGATCTTGACGCCGAGGTACGAGTTGCCCGCCTTGATGCGGGCGTCGGACGAGGCGGAGGGGTTGCCCGAATACGGCTGGGCGCGGAAGACTTCCACGGTCTCGCCGCTCGCCTGCTTCGAGTTTACGTAGACGGTCGCCGAGCCACCAATCGAGAGGTCGACGCGCGTGCCGGTCGTCGCATACGCCGTCGAGCCGAGGCGGACAAAGACGGTCGCCGGCTCCGTCAGGGCCGCGCCCGTGAGCCGCACCGTAAACGCCGCCGCAAAACCCGTGAGCGCGGTGAGCGGCTGGGTGTAGTCCTCGCCGCCCGGGATGCGGACAATCACCTTCGCGCCCGTCAAAAGCGCGGTCTTCGTCGCCGCGTCGCTCGGAACTTCGAACGTCTGCCCCTCCCAGTTGAAACGCACGACCACGGTTGCCGTCGGGGTCGCCTGCGCGGACTGGAGTTCCGCGACTTTTTGGGCGAGCGCGTCAATCTTCGCGTTCGTCTCTTCCTGGTCTGCCTTCGTGGGCAAATAGATTTTGGTTGCCATGATTTCGTCCTTTCAATGTCAAACTTCGATGTATTCGTAGCCCGCGCTCAGCGTGTTGGGCGCGGCCGCCTCGAGCCCCTTGATGGCGGCGATTTTCGCCGGGGCCTGCGAAAGGCGCGTATAGTCCGAGACGTCCACGCGCTGGGCCGCGAGGGCCGCCTTGATGTTCTTGTTCGCCGTGACGATGGCGTTTACGTTTTCGACGAGGGTAGACATTACTTCACCTCCTCGAGGAGGTCGTTCGCTTCCCCGACGATGGCGGAAAGGGCCGCGATCGCATCGGCGTTCTTCTTTTCGGCCGCCTCGAGCGCGGACACTTTGGCGTCGACCTCGGCCTTGGTGTACGCGTCCGCGGCGACCTCGCCCTTCAGCGCAAGTTCGCCGCTCACGGACGCCACCTGCATCTCGATGGATATGGGCGTCTTGTCCACGGCCGTGCGGATCGCGTCAACAAACATGGTCGTACTGTCGCCGAAGGGGGCTTTCCCGCTCAGCATGTACTTGCTTTTCACCGTGTAGGTTCCGGATTTGACGGCTCCCCACGTCGTTTTCAGGGGGAATTGCGTCGAGCTTTCGTCCCATTCATCGGAGAATGCCGCCGAGTTCCACGAGGCATACGCGCTCGCGTCTTTCGTAGCCGTGCGCGTGAGAGAAACGGCGACGACCTGGCTGTCGGAGACGTCGGGTCTTCTGAGATCCATGCCCGAGGCGATCGTGAAGTCCGAATATTCGACCTTTTTGCAGAATTTGCAGTCGCTCGTCGAGTAGTCGAACTCCGTGCAGACGACCGTCTTGTCCGCCCGGAATCCCCTGGCGTACGCGACGCCGTCGATCGTTACTTCCCCGACCGGCTTCAGTTCGACGACCTCGCCACCGATTTTCGCATGGAGCGTATTCGCCTCGTATGTGCGGTCGGTCTTTTCGCGGAACTGTGTGCGCAGCATGCTGTCGAACGAGACGTCTCCGGCGTAGAACAGGCGGAACGAGGCATACTTGGATCCGAACGTGACCGTTCGGACCCCGTGCGACGTCGCGCCGTAGCCGATGGCGATCGCGCTCGAGTGAGACACGCTCGCGCTGTCGCCGACGGCGACGCCCTTGGGCTGTGAAACGTAGGCCGAGCCGCCGACGGCGACGCCATTGTATTCGGATACCGAGGCGTACGGACCTATCGCCACCTGAGGGGCCTGCGTGTAGGCGCCGCCTTCAAACGATCCGTCCATGGCCGCCCGCGTGCGCCCGGCGGACGCATAGGGGCCTATGGCCATGGAGAGCTGACGGGCGCGGTACTTCTTGATGTTGCTCTTGAGGTCGTTTGACGAGTCCGGCAGGACGGCGAGGCCGGCCTTCGCGCCCAGCCCAAGCTCGAGCGGAGTCGACGCGTCCGCGTTTTCGCACGCCGAGCCGTCGAGCTTCACTTCTTCCCAGAATTCCGGGTTCGCGGGCGTGACGTCCTCCGGCGTAGCCGTGACGCATTCGGCGTATATGTCGCCTATCGCGCCGGATCTGAACGAGACCTTGTCGCCGACGGCATACCGCTTGATGACGCTGTTGAGCGTCTCGAGGTCTTTCAGATCGTCCAGTGTCGCGTCTTCGGACAGCACGCTGTTCTTCCACGTGCCTTTGCCGCCCGTCGCGTTCGAGACTCGTTTCCAGTACTTCCCTGTCGTGGCGATGTCGATGAGCGGGTTGAGGAGATCCCATTCCCCCGTGGCGCGGTAGATCTTGCCGTCCTTCACGATCATGTCGCCGGACTTGTAGAGGGAGATGGGCTGGAAGTTGTACGCCCTCTGCACCGTGACGCCGCGCGGCATGGACTTCATGTACTCGGGGAAGATGCCGGCCGGGTTCGAGCCGCCGGAGAAGGCGTTCTTGGCGATGTCGGAGAGATCCGTCTTCGTCCAAAACTCTTTGCCCGCCGTGACATTCGGCTTGTTTTCGGCAGCCGACGTGTGCTGGGCCAGGCAACGGTAGAACCACACGGCGTCGTCCGTGCCGCTTCCCTCGCGGAGGAAAACGACGTCGTTCGCGCCGTACTCCGTCCCGCCCGTCCACACGGAGGCGAGTTCTTTGTATTTCACGCGGTCGGCGGCGGCGGCGAGCGCCTTGCCTGCGGTCTCGGCCACCTCGGAGACGCGTCCGTCGAGCGCGCCCAGCTGGCCGGTCGTGCCGCTCGTCGCGTTGTCGATAAACCTAAGAACCTGAGTTGGCGTGACGTACGTATCGGCGACTTCTTCTTTCAAGGCCTCCGTCTTCTGGTCGACGTAATTCTGCGCGTTGGACGTCGCCGTGCTGACGCACTGGGTGTCGAAGTCCTTGAACATGGAGTAGACCTTGCCCTCGAAGGCGTAGCAGAAGGCGTGGAACTGTGCGAAGAGCGTATTAAGCGTGACGTGGATCCACGAGGTTTTGACCTGTTCGCCGTTCGCGTCCTTGATGGGTTCGCCGTTTTCGTCGTAGACGGGTCGCCAGGTGGTGTCGTCGTCCGGGCGGGCGCCGAGTGGGGTGTTGTAGAGGGCCTGCCAGAACTTGAGGTTGCGGGGGTAGCCGTCCGCGTCGCGCGTGCAGGTGAAGACATAGGCGCCGGCGGGGTACGCCTGCTGGGGGTCGTACTCGAGGGCGAGGGTCGTGGGGTCGCCCCAGCCGGTGCGGCCTTCTGGGCCTTCGGGTCCGTCGGGACCCTGCGGGCCCTGGACGCCCTGTTCGCCCTGCGGACCCTGGGGGCCGCGTTCGCCTTGGGGGCCGCGTTCGCCCTGGGGGCCTTGCGGGCCGACGGGCCCGGGGTCGCCTTTTTCGCCTTGCGGTCCTTGGGGGCCGCGCAAGGTCGCCGTGCCGCCCGCGACGCCGCCGCCGTCGAAGACGAAGGGAGCCCACACGACGGTTGTCATGCCTTCGGCGTGCACGGTCGTGAGGAGGTTGCCGTCCTTGTCCTTTTCGCAGACCGTGGTGAAGAAGGCGAGGGGGGCGGTCGTGCCGGTCCAGCGTTTGCGGAGGGCGGCTCCCCGCAGGTCTAGGACGGTCGGGTCGGCGGAGTTGTCCGCCAGGGGGGTCGTCTTGTCGGAAGAGAAGAGTGTGATGGCGAGCGTGTTGCCCTGCGAGGGCGTGTAGCCCGAGAATTTGACCGGGGCGGCTTCGCCCAGGAAGAGTGCGCCGTCCGACAGGAACACTTGCCCCGAGGACGGGTCTATCTCAAACGATACCTCTTTCGACATTTTTCTTTCTCCAATGTCAGTTCAGCGCGCCGCGGGATTTGAGGAGGAGCTCGGCGAGTTGCCGGGCCGTCATTTTCGGGGAGTAGGCGATGTGGGCTTCGTCGAGCGCGGCGCGGAGCCCTTCGACCCCGTAGGCTTTCGCCGTCTTTTCGATTTGTTCCTTTTCGGCGTCGGGGGCTTTCGCCGGGCGCGCCGGGGCTGGGGAGCCCTTCGCTTTCGCGAGGGGCGAGCCGTCCTCCGCGCGGAAGTTGGCGGCGATGCGGGGGGTGATTTCCCCGAAATAGTCGAGCGTGTCGCCCGCGTGGAAGACATGCCCGCCCATCTGTGTCGGATAAATGGCCGTGATTCTCATGTTCGTGTTCCGTAAAAACCGCCGCCCCCGCAGACTAACGCTGAGAGGAGAACGAGGGCGGCGGAGAAGGGTTTACTTCGTGGCCGCGTCGCCCGCGGCGGCATCGTCGGCGAGCGGCGGATAGGCCGTCACGGCGGGGACGTCTTCGAAGTCGAAGGCGTCGACGAGGCCCGCCGTCACCTTGGCGTCCGCCGAGAGGGCGGTTTCGCCGACCGCGAAGACGAGGCGGACGAACCGCTTGTGCGTCGCCGGGAGGAAGGCTGCGACGAGCGTGTTGCCGACCTGCGCGGACGCGAACACGTCCGTCCAGGACGAGCCGTCCGCCGAGGTCTGGACCTTCGTGGAGATCGCGCCCGCGGTGGGCGGCGCGCCGACGATCTGCCCGTAGATTTTCAGCTCGCCGTCGATGAAGCGCGTGTTGCGCAGGTCGATGACCTTGGAGTTGACGGAGCCACTGGCCGTCTTCGCGACCTTCGTTTCGTTCGCGAACATCAGAAGTTTGTCGAATATCATTTTCTTTTTCCTTGTGCTGGTGTGTTGGGTTGCGGGGGCGGCTCGCGCCTACCCCCCTATGTTTCCGTTCAGGCGAAGGCCGGGACCTTCTCCTCGTTGACGCGCATCGCGTCCTGCAGGCGCACGGGGATGCCGAAAAGTTTGCGCTCCTTGCGGCCCTCGACGTTCTGGAAGGAGATGGCGTTGGCGCGGGTCATGCGCGAGAAGAGCGTGCAGACGCTTTCCCACACGCCCTTGTCCATGTACCACGCCTGCTTGACGCCCTGGTCGTCATAGACGCGCATGGAGAGGCGGTCGATGAGTTCGATGTAGGACGCGCCCTTGTCCGTGCCGTTGAGGATGTCGTCGCGCTGGATGTTGGCGATGCGGCCGGCGTAGCGCGGGTCGCGCACGGCAAGACCGAGCGTCCAGTAGATGTACTGCACGTAGGCCGCGTAGGTGGCGTCGCCGCCGCGGTCCGGGTCGTGGACGTTGTCCATGAACTTCTCGCGGACTTCGATGCCGCCCGTCGCGGCGCCCTCCGGGTGGAAGCAGGTGATGGTGTTCGGCGACCAGCCGACGAGTGCGATGGAGCCGAGTTTGTCCTCGGAGGCCTTGTTCGCGCCGCCGCCCTTGCCGAACGCGTCGAGGACGTAGTGCGCCGCATTTTCGTCGCCTTCCTCGCCCGTCGAATAGGCCGTATAGTGCTTGAAGAGGCCGTTGAAGGCGAGCGGGTTGTCGTCGAGGAGCCCGTAGATGAGGGTGGAGCCCATCTCGAGGCGCATGCCGTTCTGTGCGGACATGATTTCGTCGGCGAGGAGGGCGTTGGCGGCCTCCTTGGACTTGCCCGCGGCGGTGTCGTAGAGCTCCTTGTCGATGAGAATCTTCGTACCCATGCGGCCGCATGTCGCCTTCGCGCGGGCCTTGGACGCCTTGTTGGACGGGATGCCGCCGTAGTAGGTCGTCCAGACCGGCTTGGGAATGCCCGTGCGGATCGTCGTTTCGAGCGACGTGCCGTTGTTGGCCTCGATGACGGTGATGTCGTCGAGCATTTCGTTTGCGCGGACGCACATGTCGACGACGCGATGGGCGAAGTTGCCCTTCGGGTCGAGCCCCTTGAGGAGGTCGGCGTACGTCAGTGCGCGAGTTCCGTTTACTGTCATTTTTCTTTTTCCTTGTTTCGTGTTTTGCCGTCCGCTTGCGTCTCACCCGAGAACCCGCGAGGCGGCGAAATCGTCTACTTCCACTGGTCTGCGAGGCCCGAGATGTCGTTGGGGTCGTAGGGACGCGCGCCGCCGCCCGCGCCCGCGCCTTTCGCGCCGTCCTCCGAGGAGTGGCGCGCGCAGTAGAGGAGCGCCTTGAGCACGGTGATGTCCGAGCCGAGTTCGGTCGTGCAGAGCGCGTCGTACGCGGCGGGGGATAGGTTCTTCTTGCCCCAGGACGACACGAGGCCCAGTTCGTTTCGCGTGAATTCGGAGAAAGCCTTCTCGTTCATCGCCTGCAGGTTTTTGTTGCGGGCGGCGTTCTCCTCCTTTGCGGCTTCCTGCGCCTCCTCGGCCTGCTTGTGCTGGAAGGCGGCGTAGTCGCGGGCGAGTTCGGCGTAGGCTTCCTTGGGGATGTTGTGCTTCTGGAAGGTCGGGATGAAGGCCTTGGCGAAGGCCTCGTCCACCTGCACGTCCTTGAGTTTGGCGAGTTCGGGGTCGTCGGCGAGGGCTTTCAGATAGTCGGCTTCCTGCGCGACGGGCGCGGGGGGTTCGCCGCCCTTGGCTTCCGGGGCGGGGGAGTCGGGCTTTTCGCCGTCCTCCGGGGCCGCGCCGTCGAGGATTGTCTTGACGGGGGCGGGTTCGGGGGTCGCCTCGGGGGCGGGCGTCGGGGCGGAAGCACCGCCGCTTTCGCCTTCCAGGGACGGGGCTTCTTCCATCAACACGCGTTTATTCAGCGTCGTCATTCTCTTTCATCTCCTTTTGTATGTTGCGGAACGATTCCAGATATTCGCGCTTCGCCAGGTCCGCGAGGAGGTTCGCGCCCTCCTCCGTCTGCAGGAGCACGGTTTTCACATGGTCCGAAGCGGCGCGTATGCCGTAGCCGAAATCGGAGCGGGGTCCTTCCTCGCGGGCGAAGAAGGAGAGTTGGGAGAGGACTTCGTAGAGCCACTCGCGGAAATCGCCGCTCCGGGCGAGGTTCGCCGTCAGGCGACGCCACTTCTCGCGGCGTTCGAGTTCCTTTTCCGTCAGCGGCGCGGGGGACGGGTAGATGTCCGAAAAGTCCCTTGTCATTGTCCGGCCCCCAATCCTTTGGCGATGAGCCCGCCCGCGTGTCCTTCGTCCGTCGGGATGGCGCCGAGTTTGGCGACGTCGCCGAGGGAAGCGAGCGCCTGCTGCTGACGCGCGGCGTTCTCGAGGGACTGTCGCTTGGCGCGGATGGCGAGGATGTCGTCCTCCTTGGCGAGGCAGTCGGTGGGGACGCCCAGCATCTTGGCGTAGCACCGGATGGTGCCGTCCGTATCGACGAGGTCGAGGGCTTCGGGCTTCGCCTGCGCGAGGCCGCCCGCGAACTGGAGGAAGGTGGAGACGGAAGACATCTGGGACTGCCGGGCGGCGAGGTGGATCTGGGAGACGTACTCGACTTCCGTCTCGCCGCCGATGGCGGAGAGGTCGACATCGGCGAGGAGACCGCCTTCCCTGAAGTTCGCTTCGTCCGAAAGGGTGTAGTGGACGATGGTGTTCACGAGGGGGTCGAGGAGTTCGTTGTCGAAATTGGTCACGACCGGGTTGAGCCGCTCCATGTTCTCCCGCACGAGCGCGTCGATTTCGGTCGCCGTCTTGACGCCGGTCTGGTTTTTCAGTGCGTCGATGGTGGCGAAGGCGGTATTGAAGAAGAGGTCGGCGAGTTGCATTTCCGCCTCCTGCCTGTCCGCGCGGGTCTCGGAGGAATCGGGCGGGGAGGCGAAGATGGGGGCGACCATGGCCTGTCGCTGTTCGCCCATGCGGGCGTAGTTGACTTGCCCGCGGCCGAGGCGCAGTCCCGTATCCTTGAATTCGGAGGCGGCGACGACGGGGGGCTGGGCGCGCAGGCCGGAGAGTTTCAGGATGTCGTACTGGAAGGACTGGATGCCGCGGGCGAGGTCGAGCCCGTCGAGCCCCCTGCCGCGCCCGTAGACGTCGCCGAGTTCGTAGTCCATGCGGGGGGCGACGATGGGCTTCACGGTGAAGCCGGCCGTCTCGAGGATGCCGGCGCGGTCGGAAGAGCCGGGGCTTTCGAGCCAGTAGATGGAGCGGTAGACGAGGCTGTCGTCGAGGTCGAGTTCCTTCGAGATGGGGTCGTAGGCTTTCAGCGGGCCGGTGAGGTTGGGCTCGACGATGTTGCATATCGTCCAGCGCATGTTGCCCTTGCCGCACCGGGCGGCGTTCTTGACGCACTCGGGGGTCGCTTCCTCGCCGTATTCGGAGATGATTTTGTCGGCCGTCCAGGAGAAGCGGCGCACGACGCGGCAGACCTTGCCGTCCTCGCCGACGTCGAGGGCGTAGGTGCCCACGCGCAACGTCTGCGCCCGGACGATGCGTTCGCGGTCGCGCGAGACGAGCATGCAGCCGAAGCCGAAGCAGAGGCAGTGCTCGTAGAGTTTGTAGAGTTGGGGGTAGACGCCGCCGAAGGAGAAGGTCCACTCCGTGGCTTCGGTGAGTTTGTCGAGGGCGCGATCCTGGTCGATCGAGGAGGCGCCGCCGCCGCGGGTGCGGAGATGGAACCAGCGGCGGGCGGGGGAGGTGAGGTTGCCGTGGAAGCCCGCCGCGCCCTTGCGGAGGCAGTCCATGGGCTTCGTGGTGAGGAAGCGGTTCTTTTCGTCGTAGGCGCTCTCGTCGGCGAGGTTCTCCACGCTTTTCGTGAGTCCCGCCACCCCGGCGGGGTAGAATTCGCGCGCGACCTCGGCGAGGATGCTCTTGCGCTTCGTGTCGAAGTCGTTGAAGAGTTCCTTCGCCTTGCGTTCGCAGTGCTTGCGGATGAGCGCCCAGTCCATGGATTACCCCAGCGTCTTGGAGCCTTGTTCGCCTTGCGCGGAGCCGGTGGAGGAGGAGTTGAGGAGCGAGTTGTTGTAGGTCGAGCGGATGCCGCGGCGGCGCTTGCGCGTCGCCTCGTCCTGCGCGAGTTCCGTATCCTCTGTCGCGTCCGCCGTTTTGGCTACGGCGGGCGTTATGACTTCGGCCGCTTGAATGACCGGCGTCGCCTTCTTGCTACCCAATCCACCCATGGTGCACCTCTCCTGTATGCGGGAGGTTAGCGCTTCCCCGCGCATTGCCTTTCCCGCGATTCACTTGTCTTCACTGTCCCCGGGCGGAGACGGTCTCCGCCTAGACGGATACCAATTAAGTAAAAATCCGCCGTTTTGTCAAGAGGGTATTTTCCAAAAAAAAGAGCGACCGCAATCGGGTCGCCCTGGGGCGTTTTTTCCGGAATGTTATTATAACGCTAGGATTGCATTTTGCTTCCGTCACCTCGCAAAGAGGCCGTCGTCGCCGCGGATGGCGAGCGCGTCCAGCCGCGCCTGTTCGGGGGCGGCGAAGCGCGGGGCGGTCTTGAAGGTCGGGAATTCCATGAACGGCTTCACGTCCGCGTTGCCCATGGAGGCTTGCGCGTCGAGCATGTCGTCGTGCACGACCTGCGGATAGGAAAGGAATTCGTCGCGTAGGAAGTCCTGCACGAGGTCGCGCCACGAGCCGTCGTACTGGCGGTAGCGGAGGGCTTCGGGGAGCCACATGAGCCCGGCGCGGTAGAGGGGCTCGAGCGTCTCGATGCGCTGGGCCTTCGGGCCGGAGTTGGACTTCTGGCGGAAGGGCTTCAGGTCGAAATGCCCGCGCCGCGCCATCTCGTCGCGGATGTAGGCGGGGTCGTCCGGGGCGGCGTTTTCCTCGTAGAACACCGTCACGGGACACCACTTCTCCACGAGTTCGAAGAGTTTGGCGCACCGCTGGGACTGGGTGAGTTTGTCGCGGACGAGGTCGGCCCAGTAGTATCGCCGGTCCGCCCCGAGCCCCACGACCCACATGACGGTGTAGTCGGAGGCGTTCGTCTGCTTCTGCGCGGTGTCGGCGAGGATGTAGTAGTTTATCGGGATTTCCGGCAGTCGCCGGTAGGCGTGTATCCATTCTTCTTTCATGAGGAGTTCTCCGTCTCCGACCGGGGTCTGCATCATCTGCGAGGCCCAGTCCTTGGAGGTCATTTCGGCTTTCTTCTTGTCGAATTCGGCTTGCGGGAGGAGGACGGGCTTGCCGTCCTTGTCGATGCAGACGTGCCGCCTCTCCTTGATGGTGCCCGTCTTGAGCATCTCGTAGTAGGTGTCGTAGAGGGCGTAGCGCGTGCCGATATACCAGTGGCGCGTGCCGTCGAGGGTGCCGAGATTGAGGGACATCGACCAGGCGTCGGTGGTCTTGCGTATCTGCTCGGGGGTCGTGACGGACTCGGGGGTGACGGTGTCGTCGTAGACGAGGAGGTCGTAGTGGCCGCCCGTGCGCATGCCCGTGACAAGTCCCGAGGTGGAGACCGAGGCTTCCTTGCGGTTCGTCTTTCGCCGGACGGTGAAGTCCGAGACGGTCCACTGGTCGCCGCGCCGGTCGGGGCGGTCGGTCCAGAGAACGTCCGGGAAGCACTTGGCGAGGATGTCGTTTTTCTCGAAGGCGGTCTTGATCTGCGAGGCGAAGGCTTCGGCCGCGCCGGCCTTGTAGGACATGATGCAGACGGTCTTCTCGGGGTTGGCGAGGATATACTGCGCCACCCCGGCGTAGGTTATGATGGTGGACTTGAAGTGGCCGCGGCTCCAGAGGTCGAGGTGCTCGTCGGGTTCGGCTTCGACCTCGCGGCACCGGGCGAGCACCCACGGATGCCACGCCGGGGCGACGTCCAGCACCTGCGTGAGGAGAAAGAAGCGGTCGTTCAGGATGAACTCCCGCACGAGCGCGGGGGTGTTGTCGCGCCAGACGCCTGCGTAGATCTGCGCGAGGCCGTCCAGCGGGGCGGCGTGAAGGACGTCATACTGTTCCTTCGTCATGGCGGCTCATCCTTTCTTTGAGCATCTCCCGGACGCGCCGGGCCTTCAGCCGCGCGAGGGCCTGCTGTTTCACCTTGCAGGCTTTCGCCCCGCAGCACTTCTGCCGCGGGAACATCGTCTCGAACGTCCGCCCGCAGAACGGGCAGACGGCGGAGCGGGTCGGCATGACGAAAACAAAGTCTTTCTTTCCCATGGTCAATTCTCCTTGGCTTGTGAAGATAATCAGATTTTCCGTTTATCCTGGCGCTCGGCGTGCCCGGCGAGGAACGTGACGAACTCTTCGTTCGTGCGGCAATATCGTTCGGAAATTTCGTCTTTGTACCACATTTCGCACAAATATCCCTTGCCCACCCCGGCCCAACGCGCCCAAACGAAGGGGGTTCCCGTGTTGGCTTCTGCGGCGAATTCGAACGCCAAACGGGCGCGATCTTCCGATTGGAGGCGGTAGTCCCCCTTGACCTCGATGTAGGCGCCCCGGTAGAGGAAGTCGGGGGTGTAGCGCCGCTTCTTCTTGCGGGTGAGGACGATGTGGCAGGGCTCGTAAAGCCCCTCCCCCGCGAGGAGGAGGCGGTTGAAGCGGGTCTCGTTGAGGTTCGGCCCCTTGGGCTTCTTGGTCGCGCGCGCCCGGACCTTCCGCCGGATGCGCGCGTTGAGTTGCTGGGCGGTCAGCATTGTGCCGTTCCTTCGTTTTTGCGCGACGCGGTCCGCTTCCGGGATTCCTTGCAGTCCATGACGGATTGGAGAAGAACGCGGTCTGCACCGCCCGTCTCCACGGTCTTGATTTCCCCGAGACGCACGAGGCGGTAGACGGTCGGGATGGATACGCCCAGCCTGCGGGCGGCCTCCGTCTTCGTGATGGTGCGGCAGTCGGGCTCTGCGCCGAGGAAGGCGTCTATCTTCGCGAGGATGGCAGGGGTCGCGTCCAGTATTTTCTGCACGCGTATTTTCATGGTCAGCATTGTCTTTTTTCTCCTTGTTTCCGGTTGTGGTTGTTTCCGTTTCGGAAACCCGCGCGAGAAGGGGTCTAGAATCGAGCGGAGCATGGGGAGGATAAAATATCCCTACGTCCGAACCCCGCGGAGCGATTCTAGGGCCCTTCTCGCATCGATTAGAAGGGCATATCGTCCTCGGCCGCGTCCGCACCCAGAGTTTCGGCGTCCGGGACGGCCGGTTCGGGGGCTTTGGCCGTATCGCCGAGGACGGTCGCCTTGAGCCCCGTCACGTCCGGCCAGAACCGCCCGTCGTACTCGCGGCCCTCGAGCGCGAAGACCACCTTGACCCGCTGCCCCTCGCGGATGCCCTCGAGCCGGTCGGCCGCCGCCTTCTTGAACGTGAAGGGCACGAACTTGGGGTACTTGGCGTCGTCCCCGAGGTCGTTGGTCAGCACGAGTTCGCGCTTGTAGAACCCCGAGGGGAAGGTTTTCACGGGCAGGACCTTGTGGACGATGCCCGTCATTTCGTAGTATTTGCTGTTTTCTTGCATTTTTCTTCTTTCTTTCCTTGTTTTCTTCGATTTTGCCTTTCGGCTTCCGTCACCGTGACGAAATTCCCTTATGCTCCCGGTAGACGCGGGCGCGATCCTCGAAAAGCCCGACGAGCCACCTGTACTCGGTCAGCGTGTTGTCCGGCGGGCACGACCACCGCGCCGCGCGGGCCGTGGGCGCGAGCCTGTCCATCTGGCGGCAGCATTCGGCCATGGCGTCCGGATTGCGGTCGTCGAGCTTGAGCGCACGGGCGACGGCCCAATAATGCCGAAGTGCCTTTTCGGCGAGGGCGGCCAGCGTCAGGCGCAGCCCGTCGCCCCCGTTCTCCTCGTCGCCCCCGTCGCAGTCCCGCCAGAAATTGCGGAGGGCGAACGTCTCGTTCCACGCGTCCGCGATTTGCCGGCGGACGTACTGGGCTTCGTCAGACTTCCCGGCGTAGAAGGCGTCATGCCGCCGCTTGAGTTCTTCCTGTGCTGGTGCGGGTATGACGGCGGACATTGTCGCAGATATGTTCATGCGTCTTTCCTTTCGTAGTAGTTGCATTGCTCGACGGGGATGGGGTGTTTGCGCAGTTCGGGCGGGATGGTGTAGCCCTTCTGGCATTGCCCGCCGATGAATTCGGCGCAGGCATGACATGGCTCCCAGTCCTTTGCCGTGAAGACGCGGGGGGCGGGCTTCGCCGCCTGCCGGGCTTGGGCTTGGGCTTCGGCGAGTTCCTTCTCGCCGGCCTTGTTGTGCCAGGCGGCGAGCATCGGCCGCCAGTTGGCGTGGTTGATGGCAAGCCCCGAGGTCGTGCGCCATCCGACGGCCTGCATCTTGCCGTACCACCAGCGGGCGTAGGCCTCCGGGATGTTCATGGCCGTGGTGGCGACCGCGACAACCTCCTTGAGGGACGGGGCTGTCGGATCGCGGACCTCCCCCTCGATGACCTTGTCATAAACAGGCAAATCCTCGCGCGTGCGTGCGTGCGTGCTAGCACACACACTGTCTGTCTGTTTGTCTGTCTGTTTGTCTGACTGACTGACTGTCTGTCTGTTTGTCTGGTCGTTCCGTACAGTACCGTACTGTTCTGTACTGTTACGTACAGTACCGTACTGTTCTGTACTGTTACGTACAGTACCAGACTGTTCTGTACTGTTACGTACAGTACCAGACTTCTTTTGCCTGTACTGCGCGATGCGTTCGCGTCCTTTGGCTCGGGAGGCCTCGCTCTGCTCGAGAGCGAGTTGCAACTCGTCCAATGCCTCGAGCTCGCTCTCCGTCAAGTCTTCCCGCTTGATGTGCGGATTGCCGCACAGGACGCACAGGACGCGCCCGAGCGTCTCTGGATGGTGCGTCGTTTTCGCCTTGTTGCCTAGCGTAGTCGGATAAATCATTTTTCCACCTCCGGCTCTGTCAGTTTGATTCCATGCAGTCTTGCGAGTTTCTTGTAATACGCTATGACATTCGTTGCGATGTCTATTTTCAGTTCCATCTTGGCGAGGCATTCCTTCGGCACGACCCGGCCGTTCAGTTCGACCCACGTGACGAAGCGGCGCTTGTCCAGGACGGCCTGTTCGTAGTGCGCTTGCAGTTGTTCCGCGTACGCGTGCAGTCGCGCCGCGCCCATTTTTGCCTTCTTCGGCTTTTTCATTCCTCTTCCTCCGTTTCGTTCTCGTTGTCCTTCTCTTTCCACTCGCCTGTCTCCCAGCCGTCCATGTCGTAGGTGCGGCGTGCCCACACCTTGTGGTCGCGCGGGGTGAGGGCGGGGCGGCCCTCGCGGCGCGCGATGACGGCCGTGGCGATGCGGTCGGCGATGTCCAGCGTCTTCATTTCGTCACCTCCTTAAAACCCTGTCAACATACTCTTGCGCCTCGACGATTGCCTTGTAGCAGTTGCCGCTGAGTTCGCTATCGGCGTACGCCTTCTTGACAAGTTCGTCGCCAGTCCCGTGGAAACATCCGACTGCCCACTTTTTGTTCGAACGCGTGTAGGTGAACCACCGCCCAGAAGACCATGTGTTTTTGTATACGGTATAGTCAGCGTTCGTGACAATATGGGCGTCGCCGCAGACATCGGCTTTGCCGCAGACCGTCGCGTTGCCGGAGACCCACGCGTCGCCGTAGACCTTCGCGTTGCCGTAGACCCACGCGACGCCGTACACTCGCGCGTTGTCGCCGACCCACGCGTCGCCGTAGACCTCCGCGTTGCCGAAGACCTCCGCGTTGCCGAAGACCTCAGCGTTGTCGGAGACCTTCGCGTTGCCGAAGACCTCAGCGTTGTCGGAGACCTTCGCGTTGTCATAGACCTCAGCGTTGCCGTAGCCCTTCGCGTCGTCGTAGACCCACGCGTTGCCTGAGACCTTCGCGTTGCCGTAGACCTCAGCGTTGCCGTAGACCTTCGCGTTGCCGTAGACCTTCGCGTTGCCGGAGACCTTTGCGTTGTCATAGACCTCAGCGTTGCCGCCGACCCACGCGTCGCCCGTCTGCGACAGGTTGCGCTCGCTCTCTACCCAGCCGCCGAGGTCGCCCTTGTGAACGTCGCCGAATTCGCGCAGGGCACGGATGCGGTGGAGGATATGCCCGTAGACTTCCTTCGTTTCGCCGGTCAATTCGTACTTCTTCATTTCGTCACCTCCTCCTTCTCCGCCACGAGCCGCGCAACCAGGCGCACGAGCACCGCGATGGCGTCGAAGACTTCGTCGATCGCATTGTCGATGTCGCCCTTGGCGTACGCCTCCCACACCTCCGCCATTTCGCAGGTAAGCAAATCGTCGGGCTCGACGAGCAACAGCTCTTTCTTGCGGGCGAGATTTTCCCGGCAGAGCGCGAGATTCGCCTCCGCCGCCTGCGGAGTTTTCGCAGGCATGCGGTCGACAAAGAGGGGGTGCTTCGTGCACGCCTTGTTGACGTGCGCCGTAATTTCGTTGAGCATGGACAGTATCATTTCGCCCCCTCCCCCTCCGCGTCGGCGTCCATATAAAGCCATGCGGCGAAGCACTTATCGTCCCGTCCGGGCTCCCTGTGTTTGAATACAGGACACTCTTCGCAACGCTCGTACTTATCGCACAGGTTCGTGAATGCGCTCCACGCCTCGTCGACTGTTCTGTACTTGTCGCAGTTGCGCAGATGCCTTTCGCGCTTGACGGATTCCTCGAGGGCGCACAGGGCAGAATCAAGCCCCTCGTCGTCGATGTCGGCGTAGCGATATGCCGCTATCACTTTTTTTGCCGCCTGCAAAAGTGTCTGCGGCATTTGAATTCTTCTCATAATATAGTTCATTTCATTTCTCCTTTCCTGTCCGCCTTCGCCTTGCCGTCTTGCTTTGGCCGCCCGACATACGGGTGGCATGTGTCGCCCTTGGACAGACGGACTCCCGCCCACTCGTCGCACCAGCCATAGCCGGGGACGCGGCCGTCGGGGATGAAGCGGGCGCAGTTCCCGCAACACTTCTCGTTCATTTCGCCCCCTTTCTTGAGAGATATTGGGTATGTCATTTTACCCTTTCCTTCTTGAGATGGTCGATGACCTTGTCCCATCCGGCGGCGGGGATCGCTTTCGGGCTGAGTGCGCCCGAGACCTTCAGGGCAAGCGCACAGAAGTACTTGGCGCGGGCGTTTTCGTCGCTCCCGCGCGCCACTTCGGTCGCGCAGAAGAGCTTCCACGCCTCGCGCTTCTTGGCGGTCGGCTCGTCTTCTCCCGTCTCCTGGGCGGTCGGCGCGTCTTCTGCCGGCTTCGCGGCATTGCGGTTGCCGGTTTCGTCCGGGTCGAGGCGGCTGTCGTCGATCGCGAACAGCCCGCACAGGGCGTACTTGCGGGCGTAGGAGGAGCACGCCCCCGTCAACTGCGCCGCGTCCATGCCCTTTTTGGTGAGTTCCTCGCGCGCCCAGCCCTGCGCCTCGATGCTGCCGCCCGTCTCGCAGTCGCAGAATGTCGCGCGCGCTACGACGTAGAACCGCCGTTCCGCGCCGTCCCCGACCGCCCGCACTTCGTCGCTCAGCACGAGCGTCGCCCGGACTTCCTCGAGGAAGGGCTTCACGGCTTCGAGAATGTCGCTCGCGTTCCGGAATCGGTAGCCGCCGAAATTGTTGCGCCGGTCCTTCGGGACGCGCAGCTTCTGTTGCACGACCGACAGCTTGCCCCGCGCGGGGGTGTCTTCTAGTTTTGTGTTTTCCATGGTTTTTCCTCTTTTTCGTCCATTTGCGCCTATTTTGGCTTTACTTGATCCGCAGAACCCGCGCACCTTGTTCGAGGGTTGTGTGCGCGGCGATGGTCTCCGTGCTTGCCTGCGCGTCGATTGCCACCGCCTTCCAGTCGGTCTTCTCGCTGGGCTTGTTGTTCTTCCAGGTCACCTTGCGCGTGCCGATCGCCCCTTCCGCCGCATCCGCGAGTTCTTCCTTGATGCGGTTCTCGATCGCGGCCATCCTCTCCTCGCAGTGCTTGATCGTCTTTTTGCACTGGTCGTATTCGCAGAGGTCGGCTTCCGTCACCTTCTCGATCCGAACGACCGTGCCCGGATGCCCGGTCGGGTGCAGCTCCTTCAGGAGCTCCGCCTCGTCGTCCGCGCCGTCAAACGGCGGTGGCGTATCCTTCAGGACGTACGCGTTGAAGAAGTCCGCCGCGATTTCCTCGCATTCGTTCAGTTCCGCCTCTCTGACTGTCACGAGCGTGTCGCACCACGCGGGCTTCTCAATCGGGTCGAGCGTGTAGATGTAGCAGAGTTCCTTTATCCCCATGATCCACACGTAGACGTACCAGGTGCGGTAGCCCGTCACCTTCATGTAGGTCTTGACCTGCCGAACGTACGAAGGGGGCAGCGCGCCGTTCGCGAAAGCGTCCTTGTTGAGCGCGTTTGCCGTCTTGCACTCGAGGCCCGCGTCCTCGTTTTCCACCTTGCGGTCGATACTGGCGAAGAGGTGCGGCGCGGCATCGCTCGTCATCACGGCGTTCACGCGGTGCACCTTCTTGCCCGTACGCTCCTCGAATAGCCTGGCCACCATGTCCTCGCAGCGCACGCCGTCCTTCACGGACTGCTTGTCGCCGAGGTCGGGCGCGGCGACATGCCCCTTGATTTCCTCGTAGAGCCGGCGGCGCGACTTGTACTTGTTCACGCCGGCCGCCGTGCCGAGGTCGGAGCCGCCGAGGCGGTTTTCCTTGCGCAGTGCCAGCCGCGCCGCCACGAACGAGGCGCGGTCGGCCGGGTCGTAGGCTATCTTGTTGAGTATCATTTCCTGTTCCTTTCCTTGTTTTTCCCGAGCTTCCTTTTTCAACCGCCGTTGCCGTGCGGGATCGCCCGCGCGCTTTTCGCCCGCGCGACGTACCCCTTGCGCGCCACGTAGTCCCGCATCGCCGGGAGAAGAACCTTCTCCATCAGTTCCGGCGTCTTTTCGTCGTGCCCGGACAGGGTGCACAATCCGCGCAGGCGGCTCCATTCCGCGGAGTTCTTGCGCGAGGTGCGGAAGGTGATTTGGTAGGCGTTGGCGTTTCCCGCCTCGTCCATCCGTCCGTTGATTTTTAGTTTTTTCGGCTTTTGCCCTTTGCGTGTCCGTGTCATCTTGTTCTCCTCTGTCTTGGTTGGTTGTTATACAGAATCCCCGCAAAACCTGTAGTACGACGGCTTCTTCCGCCACGCCGTGAACATGTTCCAACGCGGTCTCGAGCACCAGTCCGGGCACGGCACGGGCTCGTTCGGGTGCTTCGCCTTGTAGGTGGAGTAGTAGATCAAGAGATTCGTGTTGGTGACGGCCGGCGCCCAGGCACTTCTTTTTATTTCCCGGGCAATGGCGCGGTCTCTGCGCTCCTCGGCCAAGCGTTTCTCCCAGAAGCGGCGGGTGGCCTCGCGCTGCTTGGCCCGGCGGATCTCGAGCTCCTCGGGCGTCATGTTGGCGACGCGGCGGCGATAGGCCTCGCGCTGCAGTGTGCGGACGTGCTCGAGCTCCTCGGGCGTCATGTCGGCGCGTTTCTTAGCCATTTGTCGCCGCCTTTCCTTCCTGGACCGCCCAGTCGTATTCCGCCGACATTTGGTCTGGTGTGAGGTACATGGCGAGGGCGCACAGCGCGATCAGCGCGAGGAACGCGATAGTCTTGACCGCCACGCTCAGAATTTCCTTTATGTTTTCCATTTGCTGTTCCTTTGTTGTTGTCAAATTTTTGGCTTGTAGTTCGGCATTGCTTCGTAGGCGGCTTCGATGTCGGCCGTCTTGAACCGAATCGCCGAATTGGCGCAGGTTGCGTCAAACTTCTTCGCGATCACCTTGCCCTCGGCGACCCACTGTTCCAGCCGTCCCTTGGGGATGGCGAAGTAGCGCGTCGCCTGTTCGCGCGTGCACCACGGGCCGGGCTTTTCGGCCGCGCGGCGCACCGCGTCCAGCCCCGCTTTCTGCGACTCGAGTTCCTCGGCGAGCGCCCGGTACAGAAGTTCGACCGTCCCCGGTTTCATTTCGTCGCGTCCTTCCGCAGTTTCTTTTCGATTTGCCGTATCGCGATCTGCGCAAGTTCCCGGCCCGCGCTTCTCCCGTTGCCTTTCGCCTGCTCCTTGATCGCGGACGCTATGTCCTTCGGCAGTGGCGTGTAGATGTAGGTTTCGTCCTTCATTGCCATTCTCCTTCCTGGGCGAGGTGATGTGCGCACACTCATTGGCAAAGAAAAACCGAGTACGCGCCCTCCTTCCGCAGGAGGTGTGCGCACACTTCGCGACCCAAAGATTTGGACCGGATGTCGCTCACGAATTTTTCGGGCGATGTGCCCGCCGCCTCGGCGGCCTTGGACAGATCCGACGTTTTGAGCTTGATTACCTTCAGCATTTTCTTTCTCCTTGGATTATCCGTTGACTTCGCTTTGCCTCACGATCGCCGTGGCTACGCGCAACTGGTCTTCGTACTCTTTCGTGACTTTGCCTTCGGCGTTGAGGATTCCGGCCTCGCGGGCCGTCGCTTCGATGCCGTGCCAGATGAGATCCGTCATCGTCATGCCCAGCCGTTCCGCCGTGAGAAGCGCGATGGCCTTGCGGAAGGGCTCGACGTATATGCCCATGCGCACGTTGCCTTTCTTGTGCTTTCCTGTTCTCGTTGCCATATTGTTCTCCATTTCTCGCGTGTTCGCCCATCGCGGGCTTTCTGGGGTATAGTATATCACATAGTGTGCGCACACGCAAGCGGTTTTTTCAAAAATTTTGAAATATTCCGAAATGTTTTGAAAAGTTCATAAAACCCCTTGTTTTCGCCCGGTGTTTTGGTATAATGGAGACATGAACATGTCAAAAAATCCTTTCCCTTCCTGCGCACCCCTCGCGCTTGTTGCCTACTGGGTGCTGGGCGTGGTCGTATACTATGCCCCCATCGCCGTTTTCCACCTCTCGTTCTGGGGAGATTTGCTGATTCTCGCGGTCTTGTTCATCCCGCTACTGGGCGTCTTCCTCCGGCCCGTCCTGTACATCGTCGCCATGTTCTTCCTCGGGGAGGCGACGGGTCGCGAGGTCGTCGCATTCTGGGTCGCCTTTGCCGTCTATCTCTTCTTCGAGCTCGTCCCGGCGGTGATCCGTTCCCGCCCGCCATCCGCCATGTAGGAGTGTTGGAGTGTGTGTTGGAATTTTTGCCATTTCCATGGCTTCCATGAGCGCGAAAACCCCCGAAAACATTGGCATATCACGAACCACGGCACGCAGTCCCTTGGTTCGAATCCCACCAGGCGCACCAAGAAAACCCCCGAAATGCCCAATAAAACCGGGGGTTTTGCGAGATGGGGGTGTTGGAGCGGTGTTGGAGCTGTTTTGAAAGGAGAAAATCATGGCGTTGTTTCTGAGAGGCAGCATTTGGTGGATGGAGTATCGCACGAGCCGCGTGCGGAAAGTGGTCAGCACGGGCTTCCGCAAGGAGCAGAAAGCGCAGGCTGAAGCCGCGTGGAATGCCTTTCGACTGGCATTCGCCGCCCGCCCCAAACGCTCCGCCGTCGAGGGCATTCTCGCCGCCATCTATGGCGCGGGTGAGCCGGACGCGGGTTTGCCGCTCGGTTCGGTCTGGCAGATCTACGAGGACTTTTGCCAAGGCAAGGGGCGGAAGGTCGCCCGCACGACCTACACGGTTCGCAAAAACCTCCTCGCCCGTTTTGTCGCCTGGGCGGAAAAGCGCGGCGCCTACGACATGGGTGATGTCTCGGTCGCACTCGCCCGCGAATTCGTCTCCTCCCTCGGGCGCGCGAACAAGACAAAGCGCAACTACTGCGGGTATCTCTCCCAAATGTGGGAGGCCGTCGGACAGCTGCGCCCCGGCGTACACAATCCGTGGAAGGCTGTATCCCCCGACAACGACGGCTCGTCCGTCCGGCGCGAGGCGTTCTCCCCTGACGAGGAGCGGCGCGTTCTCGCCTCCTGCCGGGATGCCGGGCACGACTGGCAGCTCGCCTCGCTCCTCTCCCGCTGGACGGGCCTGCGCTATGGGGATGTCGCCCGACTGGACTGGGGGCAGATTGACCTCGCGCGGCGCACGATCGCCGTCACGCCGTCCAAAACCGCCAAGCACGGGGTGCACCTCATGCTGCCGATCTCCGATGCGCTACTCGACGCCTTGCAGGCGCGTCCCAAAAAAGAGGGGTTCGTCCTACCGGAGCACGCAATGTGCTACCCCAAGCCGATGCCCGTCCCGTTCTCCGCCGTTCTCGCCGCTGCCGGATTGGACGCGGAACGGTACACCTTCCACTCCTGGCGGCACACCTTCCGCACCCGTCTTGCCGAGGCTGGCGTCTCCGACGATATTGCCAGGCGCCTGGGTGGGTGGACGAACCTCGCTATGGCGGAACACTACGACCACTCCGTCCGCCTTGCCGAAATGCTGCACGCCGTCAATTCTGCACGCTGACCGTTGACGGGAAACCGCGATTGTGCTATATTGTGACGCGTTGACATATTACCGTTTGTTCGGCCGCGTCCGTGGTTAATCGGCGTGTCCTTTCCCTTAGTAGTTTTCTCCCCCTTTCACGCGGAGGGGGAGTTTTTTTTGCCTGTAGGCTGCGACCGCGCGCCATATGCCCGCCGTCGCCACCATTCGCCTGTCCCTTTCGGGGATCTGCAACAGCGCGTTCGCCGCGGCAATGTCAACACGCACGGTTTTTGACCGTCCACGATTCTCCCAGCGTGCGTTCGCCGCATCGATCCGTATCTGCCTGCATTTTTCGGGGTCCTTCATCCTGTACATGGTTCTGTTCTCCTTCCGTTTCGTTCGCGCCCTCGTTTTTCCTCCTGCCGGGATAGGGTCAATTGCGCTTTTTGCGCCGAAAATCGCATTTTTGGCGCAAAAAGCGCCTTGACGGGGCACGCAAAAATTTGGTATACTGTTCTTCGTCCGGTCGAAAGGCCGCGTGAATTAAAACATAATTGACGTTATCACCGTCAACGCCGAAAGGCGCGAATGTGATAAGATGTATGTCGCCCCCCTGTTGGATTCGTTGCTGTTCCTTCCGGGGGGCGCGGTTTGTCAATCCTCTACCCAGCGCCGGTTGTCGCTGTCCCAGGTCGCAACCGGCCGCGCGTCCTGCGTTTCGCGGTCTGGGACGATGTCTCCGTTGTCCAGGCGGCGGCAGTCTTCCGCGGCGTATATGTCCGGCGTATGCCAGCCCGCCCAGTTATCCCAGTACTCCTGGCACTTGCGGGCCAGGCGCTTCGCGCCCAGCAGGGTCGGCGTCCCGCCGTGGCAGAAAAACTCGTATTGTCCGCCGATTACGTAGTAGTTGATTTTCCTCATTTTGCTGTTCCTTTCTTTTTTTTTTTGTGCGGGGGCGGGCGTCCGCCCCCATGTTGATGTTAGTCGCAAACCGCGTTGCCGCCGACCTGCACGTAGCCGCCGACCTGCACGTAGCCGCCGACCCGCGCGTCGCCGCAAACCACCGCGTTGCCGAATACTCGCGCGTAGTCGTAGACTACCGCGTTGTCGTAGACTACCGCGTTGTCGTAGACTACTGCGTCGCCGAAAACCCGCGCGTCGCCTGAGACCCACGCGCCCCCAGTCTGCGACAGGTTGCGCTCGCTCTCCACCCAACCGCCAAGTTCTCCTTGGCAGACGTCTGCAAAGTCGCGCAGGGCACGGACGCGGTGGAGAATGCGCCCGCTGACTTCCTTCGTTTCGCCGGTCAATTCGTACTTCTTCATTTTGCTGTTCCTTTCCTCGGGCTTCGGGCGTTGCCACCGCGGCTTCGCCTTTCCCCCCGTTGTTTATGCCTATAGTATATCATATTTTTAGCACTGCGTCAATGGGGTTTTTAAAGTTTTTTGACTTTTTTTTGGGCAAATAAGGGGTAAATAAGGGCAAATAAAAGCCGCCGAGCCAGCCGCCCCCCCTATATAGAGGAGTAGCCAGCCCGGTCGGGCGCGCAAAAATTGGCGATTACTGTTTTTTTGGGCCTAGCAATTGCGCCAGTTTGGTCGCGACCGCGTCGCCGTCCGCCGCGCCTATCCGCAATTCCGCTTTGTCCGGCTCGTAGAGGCCGAACATTTTGCAGTAGGTGTCTATCAGTCCCTTCGCGGCCGTCAGCCCGCCCACGTCCTGTGCCATGTGGCGTATCTCGTCCGCCATCATTTCGCCCAGGGCGCGTTTGGACAAGAGGGCGTCCGAGGACTGCAGGAGGTCGTGCTGGACCGCCGCGATCCGTTCGCGGACTTCGGGGCGGGCGTCGACCTGCTGTGCGGAATTGTACAGGGATCCCGGCGTCGCGTGCTTCGCGCCCGGGTTTGCGGTTTTGTACGCGTCGCGCATGCTAAATCCTAGCGCCCGCTGTTGCGCGTAGATCTCATGCTTCGGATTTGTTAGCGACCCATCCGGATTGTGCAGTTGTCGTTTGGTTGCCATATCAATCCCCCATGTAGTTGTCGTATGCCCGCGCGGCGTGCCGGACGGGTGCGGCGATGTCGCGCCCCAACCGAAGCACGTCCGCTATCAGTTTTTCGGCGGTCACCTCGCCCGCGATGTCGTCCGCCGTGCACAGGTTGACGATGTAGCGGGACGCGTCCGCCAATGCCCTGCCCGCGTGCTGTCCGATGCGGATGGTGCTGTCCACGGCGGGCATGCCACTGGACGCGCCATAGGTGTCCAGCCCCAGCAGGGGTTTCGCGCCGGCCGAGGCAATCGCCGAGACAAAGAACAGCGGGGCGGTGTTGTTGTCAATCGCGTTCCAGAGGAACTCGCGCACCTGCTCGGGGACTTCCACGTCCTCGTTTTCCGGCGGGGGCTCGCCTAGGATCGCGTCCCATGCCGCGCGAACGAGCGTCAGATACGCCGGGACGATAATGGTGTTAATCGCCACGGCCCGCAACAGGCGTCCTTTGGCGGCGGGGTCGCCGCCTGCACGCACGTCACGCACGGCCTGTATCAGGTAGTTGTTGGACAGCAACTGGGCCGTGCGGAATTGGAACAGGATTTTGGACACCGCGCCATTGCCACGCTGCAGGCGGTTTAGATACTCGGACCGCCCTGTCTGCTGACTGGCCTCGACGGCCGCCCACGTCAAGGCGATGGCTTTGCGTTTGGCGTCCGCGTCCGTATCCCCGCGCCGGATGAACATGTCGCGGGCGTCGCGGTAGAAGCCCTGCGCAATCCACAGGGACGCGCCCTTGTCCGCATATTTGGACAGGGCCATGCCCTTGTCGTAGACCGTCTCGATCGTGGACATGATGCGCGATTTGGACGGGTGCAGGATGGCGTTTTGTACGTCTTCAGTCCAGCCCATCAGATAGCGGGCGCGGTAGCCGTCGGACTGGACGAGGTCGCGCACGGCGTCCGCGTCCACGTGCAGCATGTACCGGGCTAGGCGGCGGAAGCCGACCGCATCGTGCCCCAGCATGATGTTGGCCCACACCGGGATGGATGCGGGCTGTGACATTACGGGCGACAAGTTGCCGCTGATCGCGAAGCGGGCAATCCATGCGCGTGCGTAGTTGACTGCCGACAGGATGCGCGTATCCTCGGGGCGGGCGGCGTCCTGCGCGAGGATGTCGCGCATGTGGCCCGTAACGGAGATCATGTCGTCCGACCCGACATTGCGACGGGCGGCGTCCTGAACCTCGCGCGACGCCCATGTATCGCGCAGGCGGATGCCCAGCTTGGCGTAGGCGACCGTCTGCGCGTGCATTTCCGCCTGCTCGTCCAGGAGGCGGAAGAAGTTGGCGTGCTCGTCGAAGTCCCAGCCGTGCGGGACGCGGAGGGACAGGGCGCGCGGAATCGGCGACCACGCGACGACGTCCGCAGACAATCCCTCCACGGGGCGGGCGACGCGTACGGGCACGTACAGCGGGTCTGGGGATACGACCGGGACGCCGGTCACAGCCTCCACGGCGTCCGACAGGGCGGCGCGATTGTCGCGGTACCAGCCCAGCGCGAACGCGTAGAAGCGCATGTCGGCGTCCGTCAGCGCGGCGCGAATCATGGGCAGTTGCGCGAGGCGTCCGTGCTTTTCCGCGTTCGATTTGTAGTCCGCCTGGACGATTGACGCATAGAGTTGCAACAGGTTGCCGTAGGTTGGGGTCATCGCGGCGTCCTGCCCGAAGACGGCACGGGCAACTTCCTCCGGCACGGGCTCGGCGGTCAGGTGCCGGACGCCGTCCGCGGCGTTTCCGTAGCAGGCTTTCAGCGCGGCGTTGATGGCGATTTCGTGCCCCATCTTGGTCGCGCGGTACTTGCCGGTCGCCTCGGACAGGGCGGCCTCGGTGTCCGTGATGACGTCCTGCGCGGCGTCCCGTTTCTTGCCGTCCTTGCAGTAGCGTATCAGATTGCGCATTTCGAGGCCGATGTTGCCCACAAACGATTCGACATACTTCTCCGCGCGGCCCTTCGGCTTCGTCCTCCTGGGGGCGGGGGTGTCGGACATGGCTTCGACTAGCGCGGTCTTGACCTTGTCGTTCTCCGCCTTCTCGGCTTCGCGGCGGGCCTCGAACGCCTGCCGCTTGCCTTGCAAATCGGCGAGGATACGCTCGGTCGCGTCGCGGATTTCGCCCGGCAGGCGGCGGGCGAGCCCACCGTACGCGGCGATGATGGCGCGTTCGGCGGCGGCTTCGCGCACCTTCTCTTCGGTCGCTTTCGCGCCCGCGTCGCCTGTCGCCGTGGGGTTGATGTCGGTTATTTCGCGCAGTTCGGCGTCGCGGGCCTGCAGTTTCTCGTCCGACATGGCCAGGATGCGCAGGAGGGTGCGGCCGTACATTTCGGTGCGGCCGTCAATCTTGCGCTTGCCTTCCTCGGTGGTCGCGCTGAACCGTCCCTTCGCACCAACCAACTGCCGGATGCCCGGGTGGACGATGTACTTGCCGTCCGGTCCTTTCTCGCGCCACCCGTCCGTCAGACGGTGCATCAGTTCCTTCCGGGACTGGCGCAGGCCGTCCGTGTGGATGGCGTCGTAGACATAGGCGATTTTGCGGCGCACGGCTTTGTAGGTGCGGCAGGTCGCGTCCGATTCCAGTTCGTTGATGACGTGGTCGGCGAAGTTTCGCGCGTGACTACCCGTGGGACTGCCGAGGATGTCCGCGGCGAGGCGGCGCAGAATGTGCGTCGCGGTCTGCTTCAGTTCGCGGATGGCGACGGGGGATTTCCACAGGTCGCGGTTGTTGGTCAGTTCGGGGTGCTTCTGGACGATTTTCTGCGCCGTCCATTCGATCAAGAAAGCGGCAAACAGGCTTTGGTCCTCGAAGACGGGCGCGATGCGGCGAATGCGGGCGAGGGGAATGCCGCCGATGGCGTCCGCATTCTCTCCGCTTCCGGCGTCCGCGGGCTGGGCTCCCTCGCCTGCTTCCGCCTTCGCCTTCTCGCGGGCGGCTTTGTCTATCGCCTCCTTGCGCTTGCGGGTGTCTTCGGCGTAGCGGGCGCGTCCCATCAGTTCGTCGAAGGCGGCGATCTGCTCGGGCGTCGGGTCGGTGACTTCGCCGTCGTCAACCTCGGCGAGGAGTTCCTCGTCCGTCTTGCCGTCCGGCGTTTCCGCCTGCGCGACGCGTTTGGCGCGTTCGGCTTCCAGTCGCGCTTTCTCCTCGGGTGTGCGTTCGAATTCGGCGACCGAGAGGAATGCGTCCGTCAGCGAGATGGGGAGTTCGGCCATCATTTCGGCGGCGGTGAAGCCGTTGGCCGCTTCGAGGTCGCGCGTGCGCTTGGAGGAAATTGCGCGCTCGAGGCGGCGTCCGATCTCGGGATCTGCGGCCTGCGCCGCGCCCGTAATGGCGCGATCCATGGCTTCCTGCATGCGACCTGCCATGGAGGCTTGCGAGAGGTAGCGGTAGAGCTCGGAATCCGCGCGTTCTCCGGCGTCCTTGACGCGTTCGCGCACGGTGTCGGCGGCGGATTGCGCCCGGCGGAGGACTTCGGCGGGGTTTTCCTGGACAAAGCCGAGGTTGCCGAGGATGCCCTTCGCCTGCTGCGGGGTTATCGTCTTGCCGCCGAGGAGGCGGCGGGCGAGGTAGCCGGTCGCTATGTCGAGCGCGGGCACGGCGTCCTCGCGGCGTCCGCGGCGGACGCTGTGGCGGATGTCGGGGTCGGCGGGGTCGAACGCGCCCGTGTTGTCCGTCGCGGACTTGATTTGCGCGGGGTCGATCGCGACGAATATGTCGGACGCACGCGGACCCAATGTCCTTGTCCAGAAAGCATTGCCGGGGTCGACGACGTCCTTGAACAGTATCCCGTCGTTCCCATTCCCGAGTTCGCGGTTTGCCAGGTTGCGCGTGCTGTCTTTCCACTCTGGATTGTCGACGCGCTCCCCTGTGCGCTTGTCGAACAGCGGGGCTTCCCCGGGCGATATGAGGTTTCCGTCGTCATCATGTTCGCCCGAGAAATCCCGCCACCAGTTGACTATCCCATCAAAGCATTCGTCGTAGTTGTCCCAGAGCCCATCTTCGTCATAATGCGGTTCTACACCCGTGTCTTGCGCCCATTCCTTTGCGATGCGTTCTTGCGTGTCATCGTCCAAATCGTAGATGCTGACATAATTGGGATTCTTCTCCCCCATCGGCAGATTATCCCAAGCATTTGACTTCGCGTCCACGATTTTGGGGTTGCGGATGTTCAGGAAGCACGCGTAGGTCTGTGGGTAGACAAATTCTCCCCCTATGCGGTCGTTTGCGTCTCTTCGTACGGGGTCGATTTCATAACCGAGTTCGCCGTCCTCGTTTTCTTTGGCCCTCTGGATTTCGGTTGTATTGGAGTAGGTGGCCGCGATGGAGAGTTCGTCGGTAAAGAAGAATCCCCTGTCTTTGACGCCGTCTTCGCGGACCTGGTTGTAATCATCGTCAAATGCCGTAAAGCCACCAGACCTCGTCCCGTGGTACACCACCTTCGGTTCGCCGTTTTCGTCCACGACCTTGGAGGAGTGGACAGGGTCGTTCTCCCAGTCGCCGAACCAACGCTTGAAGGACGGCGTGCGCACCTGCATCCACTGGCGCTCCGTGAGGTTCGTGGGCTTGCCGTTGGACGCACGCATCCACCCGGGCTTCTTCGTGCCGTCAGGGTTCGTGTAGTCCGCCACCACGGCGTCTTCCTCTGGCGTCACGCGCTGGACGGAGAAGCGTTGCTCGCCGTCTACCCAGTGGTGATCGATGCGCATGTTGTCGTCGCGGAACGAGATGTAGTTCCAGCCGCGCGGGGCGGCGGGGTATTTCATGCCGTCGATGCCCGCGCGGGCGAGAAACTCCGAGGTCGCTTTCGCGTCGCCCGCAAAGACTTGATCGCGCAGGTCGTCATAGACGTTGTCACCTTCATATCCGTTCCCGAAGCGCAGCGCGTCGCGCACCTCCTGTCCTATGCCTTCGGCGTCCGCCTGCTTCTCGATGCGCACGAGGGTTTCCGCGGATATAACCTCGTTCCACTCGAGGAGGCGGCTTTCGTCGCCTTCGGGACGGTCGGTGAACCACGTCTGCTCGTAGACATGCGCGTTTGCACCGGCTTCGCCCGGCATGGATTTTCTGTCCTGTTCACGCGTGGCGTGGTTCTCCGCGACGGCGCGGTTTTTGCTCGCGTACAATCCCCAGCCGAATGCCTGCCTTCCCACTCCCGTGCCGACGGCGCGGAGGGAGGGCTGGTCGTAGTCCGCCGCGCTACCCGTGTAGAGGCGGGAGACCGAGTGTCGGGCGATGTCGTCGGCGATTACGGCTCTTGCGAGGGCGCGTTCTCCGGCGGTGGGTTCTCCGCCCGCGCGTCCTCCGCTTCCGCCAGGCGCACGAGT